GCAAGCGAAGCGAACACGGGGGGTCGCGTCAAGGTAATGCCGACGCTTTCCCCTGGGTTTGTCGTCCACCTTCCGAAGTGGACGGTGCCGTTTCGCTCCGACGTCGGCCGTGCAATGCGCTGGTTTCGGGGGACGCTGGTGTGGCGACCCCCGACGGCGATCTATCAACCGACGCCCGAGCAGTTGGCGGCCTTCATTCTCCGGCCCGGCGGGGTGCTCGCCTACGACTACGAGACGGATGGGATCGAGCCGCTGACGTGCAATGTCCGCTGCATCGGCATCGGGGACGCCGACAACGTCCACCTTGTCGGGCTCGTCGCCAAGGACGGCGTGAGCCGCTTCTACACGCCCGCCGACGAAGCGCGCATTCACACGATCCTCCGCGAGTTCTTCGTCCGGCCCGACATCATCAAGGTCGGGCACAACGCCGGAAGCTACGACCGCATGGTCGTCCGCGCGCAATACGGCATTGACCCGATGCCGACGCTCGACACGATCCTGCTTCACCGGCTCGTGGAGTCGGAGCTACCGCACTCCCTCGCGTTCGTCGGGTCGATGTATACGGACATCCACGCATGGAAAACCGACCGCGAAGGTCGCAAACTCGCGTTCGACTCCGAAACCGATGAGGAGCTTCACCGCTACTGTGTGCTCGACGTGGCCGTCACGGCGCGGGTGCTTCCGCCGCTCTACGACGCGACGCGGGTGCGCGCTCAGGACCATCTGATCGCGTGCGACCACAAGATCCAGCGCATCTGCTGCGACATGCACACGGTCGGCATGTACGTCGATCAAGCGGCGCGCACGGTGAAGGAGAAGAGCAAGCTCCGCGAGGTGTTGGACCTCCGCGCGTCGCTTCGCGAGGCTTCCGGGCTCCCCGACCTGAACCCTGGATCGACGCACGCCTTGCGGCGTCTCCTGTTCGGGACGTGGGATCTCACGCCCCCGATTGACGACGATCTGCGGTTCACGGGCAGCGGCGACCCTTCGACCAACGACGACGTCATCCGGGGATGCTTGATGATCCCCAAGCTGACCGACCAGCAGAAGGTCTTCCTGAAGACGCTGCGGAACTACCGCTCCGCACAGAAGGAGTTGGGGACGTACATCGTCAAGTTGCGGCCCCTGACCGACGCCGTGGACGGCATCGGCTGGGACGAAGACGAGGGCGAAGACGAGCGCGGCGAGCGCGAGAAGCGAGGCTACGAGAAGCGCGGCATCGTTTGGGCCGACGGTAGGATGCGCCCCGGATACAACGCGCACGTCACGGTGACGGGGCGGTTGTCCTCGTCCAAGCCGATCAACGCCCAGAACTTCCCGAAGGGGCTGAGGTCGCTGATCACGGCGCAACCGGGCCACGTCCTCGTCGGCGCCGACGCCGACCAGTTGGAGCTACGGATCGCGGCGTCGCGGTGGGGCTGCAAGCTCTACCTCGACGCCTTCGCCGCCGGAGCCGACCCGCACAGCATGACGGCGATGGCGGTGTTCGGGGACCGCTTCGCCGCGTCGAAGGGGTTCCCCGAGGGGAACCGCTTCCTCCGTCCCGGCGACCGGCGCATTCCGTTCCTGTTCCAGCCCACGGGCAAGTGGAGCGACGACGCCTATCGGATGCGAAACCTCGCGAAGATGGTGCAGTACGCCTCGCAATACGGCGGATCGGTCGAGACGGTTCTTCGGCTCCTTCAGTTGACCGAAGACGACAAGGGCGAGCTGGTCTACCTGGGGCTCACGCTTCGCGAGGTCCGCGCGATGCACCAAGCGTGGCTGGAAGGCGCCCGCGAGTTCCCGATGGGCTGGGAACAGGAGCTTGCGTCGTTCCGCGCACAGGGCTTCATCTCCGAGCCCGTGATGGGGCGGCGCCGCGACTGCCTGAACGGCGAAGACCTCAACGAGATCGTCAACTTCCCGATCCAGGGCGCGGCGTCGTCGCTGATGAACCGCGCCATGATCCAGATCGCAGGCGAGATCCCGCTTCACAAGTGGGGGCCGGGAACCGGCCTAATCACGCAGACGCACGACGCCCTGGTGATCGAGTGCCCCCAGGACACGGCGACCTACGACGCGGAGGCGAAGAAGTGGACGGCGCCGGAGGGGTCGATCCCGTGGCGCGTACAGCAGATCATCGAAGACGCCATGCGGCAGACCGACCCGTCGCTCCCCGGTGTCACGTTCACGGCCACCGCCGACATCGGCTTCACTTGGAAGGAAGTAGGATGAAGCGCATCTTTCTCGCCGCCGCCAAGGGCGATTCGCCCGACAAGGTCGCCGCGTGGAAAGCGGAGATCGAGGTGCAAGCCCCCGGCGTCGCCATCGTGGACGGGCTGACCGATTGGGGAGAGAACTTCTCCCGGTGCGGTGGGTGGAGCGGCTGGGTTCAGGACGTTGCGCGAGGGCGCGACCTGAACGGCCGCCCGCGCTTCGACGCGGTTGTCTGCCCTCGGGCGAGCGTCGGCAAGGCGACGGCGCAGATCGTGGAAGCGGCTCTTCAGGAGCGAAAGCCGGTTTTGCTGGTGGACGCGGGGGGCGTGCGGCGGGTCACGGGTGTCGTGCAAACCGATTCGGATTCGTGGAAGGCGGGCTGGGAGCTGGTAACAGACGGGGCAGGGGCATAGGGGTCAGGTTGACGGAAGGCAACAAAAGGGCTAATCATGCAGAAAGGGTACTACAATGGGATCAACGGACGAAACGACGGAACTGGCGTCGCCAGCACAGCAGATCGTGACGGCGCTGATGGATCGGGGCTACTCCGCGATGCAGATCGCGGATCTGCTCGACGGTCGGGTGTCGTGGCGGACGATCTACCGTTGGGCGAAGGGGGAGGCGAAGCCGCAACGCCCGTCGGACGAGGAAGCCCTACGCGAACTGGAGGCGCTGCTGACGGCGCCGGACCTCCTCCCGCCGACCCCGGAGGGGTAGTTCGACGGGAGCGTTGACAAATGGCAACGGCGAAGCTATGAAGTCCGCTCAGTCCGAACCATGCAAGGAGGCACCTGTCATGTACGTCAAGAGCATCGAAAGCAACGTGAAGAAGGGCGCGAAGACGGAGTTGGGGCGTTTGACCTTGATTGTCGGCCCGAACGGCGGGGGGAAGTCGAGCATCGTCAACGGTGTCGAACTCGCTCTGACCGGGCGCGCATCCGACGTCGTCGGACGCGCCGAGGTCGCCAAGGGGATCGACCTGTTGACGCTCGCTCCGGCGGCCGACGACGCCTTGTGGGCGAACGTGCGGCTGTCGGACGGGCGAGAGGCGTCGTGGCGCTGCGAACGCAACACGCGCACGGGCGGGGCGCGCGAGGCCACGCACTCCCTCCCCAACGGGGTGAAGATCACCTTCCCGGTGCGCGCCGTCCGTGAGGCGCTGGCGGGGGCGCCGGCTACGGTGCGCGCGTGGCTCGTCGGGCGCATCGGCTCGACGGTGAGCGAAGAGGCGATCCGGGGGCTGATCCCCGAGGATCTGCACGCGCCCTATGCGGATCTCATCAAGCCCCTGTTTGGCTACCCGGCTCAGGTGCTCCTCGATGCCCGCGAAGCGGCGGCGAAGCAGGCGCGCAACGCCGGAACCGACGCGAAGGCGGCCAACGCCCTCGCCGAGCAGACGGGGGCGAACCTCGCCGGGGAGCCGAGCGAAGAGGACGTGGAGGCCGCGCGCCATCGGGTGCGCGAGGCGGCGGTCGCCGCGTCTGCGGGGTCGGCTCCGCGTCCGGCGCGGTTCAACCTCGCTGCGCTCCGCGCGCAGGCCGAGGTGAAGATCAAGCTCTACGCCGACTTCGACGCCGAAGCGGCGCGCCTTCAGGGCATCCTCGACACCACGCCCGCCGTCAACGCCGACGTGGTCCGCATCCGCGACGCCTTGACGCGGGTGCTGGTGTTCACGGCCCAGAAGGACGCCGCCGACTGTCTGATCTGCAATAGCGCCGTGCCCCACGGCGCCCACGCGGCGATGCTCCAGCGTGCCGAGACGCTGACCCGTGCCGCCCAAGGGGACGTGGTCGCCGTGGAGGCACAGGCGCGGCTGGGGCTCGTCCAGACGGCGCTGGCAGACGCACAGGGACGCGCCGAAGAGGCCGTGCGCGGCTTCCGCGACGCCGAAGCCGAAGATGCGCGGATCGCCGCGCTGCCGGAAGCGGCGGCGTCCCAGGGCGACGCGCTCGCGGCGCTCCGCGCCGCCGAGGAACAGGTGCGCGCATTGGAGGGTGCCCGCGCCGCGTGGTCGAACGTCCGCGCTGCGAAGGCTCGCGCCCGCGACCTCTCCGCGCGCCAGCGTGTCTATGCCGACCTGCACACGGCCATCGAAGACGCCATCGTCGGCGTGCTGGACCGTGCGCGCTCCGGCTTCGCGAAGAAGGTGCAGTCGTACCTGCCCGCCGAGGACGCCTTCGACCTTGTGCTCGATGACAACGGAAAGGACGTGTGCAAGTTCGGCTTCACGCGCGACGGCGTCCTTCACACGGCGCTCTCCGGCGCCGAGTGGGCGCGGTTGACGCTCGCCCTTGCGGCGGCCGTTACGAGCGACGAAGAAGCAGACCTCGCCGTCCTGACCCCGGAAGATCGGGCGTTCGACCCGGAAACGCTGGCCTCGGTCATGCGCGCCCTGGGCAACGCTCCGGGGCAAGTGCTCCTCTGCTCCCCGGTGGCCCCGGCGGGCCGCACCCCGAAGGGGTGGACGATCATCGACCTGACCGCGCCGAAGGTGCCGAAGGGCGGGAAGAAGGCCGACGAAGCCGCGACCTTCGATTCCATCGGGGAAGCCAAGTAGTTATAGTTACGGCGTGAAACGTACTCGCGCCATCTTCCGCACCCTCGCAGGCGGCATCGCACCCCACGCTCCGGGGCTGCGGTGCCGCCTTTCGCGTGGCGACCCCGCCGACTTCCCCCACGCGCGAAACTTCGCAATGTGCGGGTTGGAAGCTCACGATGAAGCCAACGTCATCGTTGCGCCGAAGCTGGAGCGCGAGCCCGACGACGTGATCCACGCGCTGCTCCGGCACGAACTGGCCCACGGCATCCTGCTGTTTTGCGGGCACGACGATCATTCCGAGCGCGACGCCGACGCGCTCGCCGAAGCCATCTGGGGCGACCGGCTGAACTACGACCATCGGGACGTGCAAACCCTTGCGCCGGGCCGTCACCCGCGCCCCGAGCACCTTCACCGATGACGCTGGACCGCCACCTCGCCGAGCGCGGGCTGCTGCCCAACACCCGGAAAACCTACGAACACCTCGCCGCGCAAGCGGGCGACGACCCCGTCGCGTGGCTGAAGGGCTTGATCGCGACCCGGCGCCCGATGGGCACGCTGGCCCCGGCGCGTGCCGCCGTGCGGCATCGCATGGAAGCCGAGGGCATGAGTGAGATCGAGGTTCGGGCGCTGCTGCCGCGCATCCGAGGCCCGAAGGGAAAGACCCGCGAAGCCCTCTCCCCCGAAGACCTCATCGCCTACTACGAGGCCGTCGAAGCGGAGGCGAACGAGCCGATCCGCACGATCCTCCTCCTGCTGCCGCGCACGGGGCTCCGCATCACCGAAGCCTGCCGCCTTCGCCGGGAGAACGTGGTCGAGCGCGCGGGGCGCCTCGTACTGCGCTTCCGGGGCAAGGGCGACAAGGAACGGGTCGTTCCGCTGGGCGCGGCGGGGACGGCGCTGCTGCGCGTGGTCCTCCAGGGTGCGGGCGACGGCTTCCTGTTCCCAGGGCGCGGGGGTCCGATCACCGACGCCGCCGTGCGCCGCGTCACGCGGGTCATCCGAGAGAAATACGGGATTACTACCGACCTTTCTCCGCATATCCTCCGACATACCTACGCGACGTCGTTGCTCTCCGAGGGCGTGGACGTGCGCTCGCTTCAGGCCCTCCTGGGCCATGAGTCGGCGAGCACCACGATGCGCTATCTGCATCCGAGCACGGACGACCTCACGCGCGCCGTGGACAAGCTGGAGGGACTGTGACGGACGAAGAGGCGCTGCGAAAGGCGCGACTGCTGAAGACGCTGACCGAGCGGGGCGCGACCGACGGGGAGCGCGCCGCCGCGAAGAACGTGCTCGACATGCTGCTGGCGAAGTACCCCGGCATCCGGGCGCAGTTAGAGGCGCCGGCCGGGGCTGAAACGGCTTCGCCCCCGCCGTGGGGCGGCGCATGGGGCGCGCAACCGCCGCCCCCACCGGGCGCGCGGCCCGGCGGGTTCCAGCCGAGCGGAAGGGCCGAGACGGCGAAGCCGGGAGGATTCATGGGCTCCGTGTGGGACTTTCTCCAGGGCGCCGCCGCGAGTGTGCGCGAGGGTCTGACGATCCGGGATCGCATCCGCGACGTGGCGGACGTGAGCACGACGCTCAACACGCGCACCTTCACGATGCGCGTCGTCATCCCCGTCCGCGATCTGGAGGATCTGCTGAACGAAGCCGGCCCCGAGCAAGACGAGATCATCGCCACCATTCTGGCGAGCTTTGTCCGCGAGGAGTTCCTGTCGGTGCTGGCTTCGATGGACGTCGAGGAAGAGTAGCTCCCTGCTCGTCGGCTCGCGTGCGTGGTACGAAAGCGCATGTCTGACAACCACGTCGCAGCCCGACTGTCCGCTGTTCCCGCGCCTGTGGCGCTCGTTGCAGCGCCGGCAGCGGCGGCGCCCCCTTCCGACGAAAGCGTCGGCACGGCGGGCTGGCTGCGGGAGATGCGAGAAATGCGTCGCGAACAACAGAAAGAGCGCGAGCACCAGACCGAAGCCTTCGTCGGCGCCCTCGACAAGCTGGGGGCGCGCATCGACGTCAACCTGACCGATCTGCGCCTGGAGATGCGGAAGTACCTCACCATGCTCGTAGCGACGTTCGTGCTGTCGTTCGCGGTGCTGGGGGGCTTGGCGGGCCTCACGGTCTACTTCAAGGGGCTGGGGATGCTGATCCAGACCGTCCCCGCTGCCGAGCCCGCCGCCGAGCCCGCTGTCGAGCCCGCGCCTACGCCATGAACTGGATGACGAGGGTATTCGCGGCGTCGAAGCCTCGGTTGACCACAAGGCCCAGCGGCTCCTCAACAAGGGTGACGCGACCTGGGATCGACGCCTCGCCCGCCGGAACGTCCCCGACGGCGACGGCGTAGACCTCCTGGGTGAGCGCGAGCTTCACCACGGTGGGGTTCGCGTTGAGTACGGCGTTGAGGTAGGCGTAGGTGTCCATGTCAGGCTCCGAGGAGAACGCCGTTCGCGGGCGCCGTTAGGCTCGCACTGTAGAGGTAGCCGACGACGGTGGCGCCCTCGCGGATCGTTGCGCCCGAGTAGGTTTGGCGCGTTGCGATGTAGATCCCCCGACCCTGGCCCAGGAAGACGCCAGCCGCCGAGGCGATGCAGTAGGGGATGCGCGGCACGTCACCCGAGAGTGAGCTAAAACCAATCGTACCCGTCGAAAGCGTGAAGCTGCCGAAACGCTTGGTTTGGACGCCTGCGCCGCCGAACATGACGGCGGTGCCCGGAGCGAAAATGCCCGCGTGGACCTCGTTGGCAACGCCGTTGTTTCCCTCGCCCCATGCGCCGAAGTTGGTGGTGCCCAGCCAGTTCGTAGCTACCGTGGTCGCGCTGCCCGTGCCGCACATGGAATAGAGTCGCCCGTCGGACTCGCAGTTCCCCGCCGCCGACGAAAGCGGGTCGAACAGCGCGCCGAACTGGACGGACGACGTCACGCCCGACGAGGCCACGCCGAACTGGATCGCGCATCCCTCCTGTGACTCCCACATGAGGACGGTATCGTAAGCGATGGTCGAGAAGGCGCGCGTACCTCGCCAGTAGTTAGAGAAGCCCGACGTGAACGGCTGGGCGTTTCCCCACGAGGTGAAGGCGCCGCTGGCTCGATTCATGCCATAAAGCAGCGTGTTCACCTGCGTCCCAGAATCGGGCGTGAGGATCGGGTAGGCGACTGCGCCGACCTGACCCCCGACAATGTAGCGGAAGTTCAGGGCGTTCACGGGCGGGTTCCCGTACACGGCAACCGTCACGCCGCTCACCTCGCGGAGCCACGTCCACGCACTGCCGGTGCCGGGGACGCGCGCGGTCCCATCGGCGTAGGTCGTCGCGGTCCCGAGCGCATACGCGGCGTCCAGGGCGTTGCTGATCGAGGACGTGATGCTTTTCGACCCGACATAGCGCCAGTTGAGAGCGGGGAGCGCCACCTACGCCCCCAGCAAAACGGAATCGCTCGCCGCGTTCGTGCTGGCACCGAAGACGTAGCCCACGGGGGTCGCGCCCACCGTGTAGACCTGCCGCGAGATCGCGTCTCGGATGACGTAGATATTCCGCGTCTGACCGAGGTAGTTTCCGGCAGTCGAGAGCTGGCTGAAGGGGATCCGCACGATGTCGCCGTTGGGCGAGACGAGCGCCGCCGAGGCGCTGAAGTCCCCGAACCGCGAGGTCTGCACCCCGGCCCCGCCGACCATGACGGTGCTCCCCGGTGCGAGCGTTCCCGCGTGCGCGCCGTTGGCCCCTACGGCGCCAGATCCGAAAAGGCCCCCTCCTGTGGCGTTGAGCCAGCCGCCCGAGGTGGGGCCCACAGACCCGGTTCCGGACATGGAGTAGATGCGCCCATCCGACTCAGCGATGAGGGTGCTCGCCGAGAGCGGATCGAACAGAGCGCCGAGGGTGACCGCCGAAATGTTCCCCGTCGTCAGGCGATTGAACTGGATCACGCACCCTTCTTGACTCTCCCACATCGTCACGCTGTCATACGGGTTCGTGTAGGCCGCCGTTGCGCGCCAGTAGCCTGAGAAGCCGCTGGTGAACGGCTGGGCATTGACCCAGGACGTGTAGGCGCCGCTGCTGCGGTTCATGCCGTAAACGATGATGTTGCCAAGGGTCGTTGCGTCGGGAGTGAGAAACGTGTAGGCGCCCGCGACCAGGGTGCCGCCGATGATGTAGCGGAAGTTCAAGGCGTTTGTCGGCGGGTTTCCGTAGGCTGCGACGGTCACGCCGCTGATCTCGCGGTTCCATGTCCAAGCGGAACCCGTGCCGGGGACGCGAACGGAGCCGTCCGCGTAGGTCACGGCGGTCCCAAGCGTATACACCGCGTCCAACGCCGAGTTGATCGAGGATACCGTGTGGTTGAGCGCGCCAACGTACTTCCAATTGAGCGTGGGGAGAGCCATTATGCGATCACTCCGGCTTCAACGACGGCGGTGGTGGCTACGGGGAGCGCGTCTGCGCCATAGTCCAGATACTCGATGAGTTCCACCCCCGCGATGAGGCTCACCGTCGCGGCGAGCGTCACCCATACCAGAGCGCCGGCCACGCGCGAGAGCACCTGCCCGTCCTGGGTCGCTGCGACGGCTTGCGCGGCGCCGGCCCCGTCGAAGGCCGCGACGGAGGTGACGGTCCCGGTGTGACCCGAGGCCGACCAGCCCAGGGAGGTGAGCGCCGTGTGAGCGGAGACGCCCCCGGCGCCCAGCCACGTCGCCGCGCCGAGGGCGTCGGACGTGCAGAGGTAGAGGGCGTCGGGAGTCGCGGAGGTATCTACCCACGCCGACCCGACGACGAAGCCCCGGCTGGAGTCGTCGTTCACCGTAGGCGCGGCGGCGCGGACAACCTGCGGGGGGAGACGGTAGCTCATGTGATCCACCAGTTCGTACCGTCGCTCTGGACGGTGATCGAGTCGAAGGTTCCGCCTGCGAGGGCGATGCCGGTGCCCGCCGCCACGCCGTCGATGGTCCCGCCTGCCGAGGTGACAGTGACCACGTTCGCGGACGTGTTGACGCGCTTCACGGTGTAGGGGCGGCCTGCCGTTACACCCGCGTCATTCGCGGCGGGGAGCTGGATGGTCTGTGCGCCGACGGGCGCTGCGAGCACCGTGGTCGTCGCCGCCGCCATGACGTAGGGGCTCGCCGAGGTCGTGACGAGGCCGTAGCTGGGGCCGCCGCCGCCGCCGCCGATGACCGTGTAGCCACTGAAGGGGGGGCGAGCCGTGGGCATTAGGACGGGCCGATGCTGTTGAGGTAGGTCACGATGCAGTCGCCCGCGCCGCCCGTTGCGTCGAAGATGAGCACGCGCCCAGGGGGGTCGAAGTTGCCGCCCGCCCGGTTCGTGTTCGTGCCGATGGCGAGGGTGATCGCCCCCGATGCGGGGATCTCCGTTCCGCCGCCGATGGCGATGGCCCCGCCCGCCGTGCCGATGGCGACGGTGAGCACGTTGGCCCCCCGGTTGTAGACGACCAGGGTGTGCGTGTTCTCGTAGGGCTGCGGATTCGCCGCGACCGATGTGCCGGGCGCCGCGACTTGCACCCGCTGCGAGTCGAGCGTGTTCGTGGAGATAGCCATGTTCCTCTTCTACTCGCGTGGTCCGTACCGCGCAAAACGTCAAGCGGACGCCGATGGCTGTTGACCTCCCGTTCACCCCTGCGTCCCCTCGCGTTCCGATAAGGATACATTATCGTAAGTATCATAAAGCACGGTTCTACCTACGTTTCTCACTAAGAAGCCCAGGACGCGGGTGTGAACGCGAAGAACGCCCGGTTTACGCCGCGCGCATCAACGTGCGCGTCGTCGCACAAGGAGCGGGGAGGCGGCAGCACGGCGCGGCGGGGTGCGCTTCAGCGCGCGGTAGGCCGCCGAGCGGGCGCGTTGGGTCGTCGCCGGCTTCCCGGCGACCATCCCGAAGTCGGCGGCGAGCCGGGCCGTGCGGAGCGTTCCAGGGACGAAGGCGCCCTTCGCCCGGATCTCGATCCGCACGGTGTTCCCCTGCCGGTCCAGCTTGCGCTGGCGATAGCCCGCCGCCCGAAGCGCACGCTGCACGTCGGGGATGGGCCACCGGGTCGCGTCGAACAGGACCGCGTGAACGATGCGCGGGTCGGGCAGCTTGGGCAACGGCAGCGCCGCCGTGGGGTTGCTCGCGACGGTGGGGACGCCGTCCTTCAGCGTCTTCATGCGCTCCCAGGCGTCCATGACGTTGGGGGCATCAACGTGTTCGATGGTGGCGGTGCCGATGTGCGCTGCGACGATTCCGCGCTTTGCATCTACAATCTCGCCGATGCGCTCGTCAATGGTGTCGTCGGCGTGGAGATACCAGATCGTCGTCGGGCGCGTCTGCCCGATGCGGCGGATGCGATCTTCCGCCTGCTCCTCAGCCGCCGGGGTGTACCACCGCTCTAAAAACAGGAGGTGGCGAGCCTTCGTCAGCGTGATGCCTTCCTTCGCGGCCATGCTCCCCAGGAACAGGGGCACCTTGCCCGCTTGGAAGGCGTCGATGGCGACCTGACGCTGTTGCCGCGAGTGTGTGCCGTCGAGCCGGACGAACGGAATGGACAGGCGGGACAGGGCTTGACCCAGGAGATCGAGCACGTCGGAGAACATGCCGAAGATCACGACGGGCTCCCCCCGCTTGACCATGTTCGCGGCCCACGCCGCCGCACCGGGGACTTTGCCGCGCCCGAGGATGCGCCGGAGGTAGGCCACCTTCGCCAGCGGTTCCGCCGCCAAGGCGCGCGTCGCCGCGCTCTCCGCAGCCGCCGCGTCCTCCAGCACGCGAGGGAGGTAGTCGTCCAGCCACTCGCTGAACTCCTCCTTGGCCTTGTCGTACTCCATGCGAATGTCGTCGGGGATCGTCGTCTTCAGGGTGACCCGGCGCTTCGGCGGGATGTCGGGTGCCACGTCCTCCAGCAGTCGCCGCAACATGACCGGGGGCGTCGGCCCGAACATGCTCCGCAGCGTCTCCAGTTCGTCGGCGTGGTTCACCAGCGGCGTGCCCGAGAGGAGCAGGACGTGCGGCGCCGGGGCACAGATCGCCTGCAAGGCCCGTCCCCGCTGCGTCTCCTCGCCGGCCTTCGCGTAGTGCGCCTCATCCGCGACGATGCACCGGAAGCCCCGAGAGAGGAGGTCAGGGAGCCGCGCCGCGAGCACGTCCCAGGGACAGATCGTGATGTGCGTCCCCTTCGGGATGGCGCCGTGAAAGCCCTCGACAACGTGGACCTTCGCGCCGGGAACCCACCGCGCCGCTTCCCGCCGCCAGTTCCACGCGACCGACGACGGGCACACGACCAGCATCGGGCAGAGCTTCGCGGCGTTTTCCCGCATGGCAACGAGCACTTGCGGCGTCTTCCCGCAGCCGGGGGCATCGGCGAGGAGCACCCGCCAGCCGTTCGCCGCGAGGAAGTCCACGCCGTCGCGCTGAAACGGCCGCAGCTCCGGCGGGGGCGCTTTCGGGGCGACGCGAGCACGGAGAGCAGACGATCTGGACTTCGCGGCGTGAGCGAGACGAAGAGCTGCGGTACGGCGGTCAACGGCCATGATCCAGCCTAACGTGCGGCGCGAAAGACCTGTTCCAGCAGTTCGCGGACGCTGGGCACGAACCGCATGTGCGGGAGATCGTCCTGGCTGATCCACGCATACCCGTCGCTCTCCCACGTCACGACGGGCTCGCCCTTCCACTTCGTCGCGACGAAGGCGTCCAGCACAAACCCTTCGGGGTCGTTCCACGTCGTGAGGTAGCGGAGGTCGGTCGGCGAAAGGCTGATCTCCTCCTCGCACTCGCGGCGAGCCGCGTCCTCTGCCGTCTCCCCCGCGTCGATCCCCCCGCCGGGGAGGTTCCAGTAGTTCGGCTTCCACGGGGCCGTGATGCCGCGCTTCAGGACGAGCGCCTGGAGGCGCGGTACGCCCTTCACGGCGCGCTCTTGGACGAGGATGGTGGCAGCGGTGTCGCTGCCGTTGCGGCGCACTTTCATGGGGATCTCCTAAACGGGGCGGCCGACGAGCGCGAGCACGCCGTCGCCGACGGCGCGAGCGCGGATGCTGCCGGGGTAGAAGCCCGCCGAGCCGTAGACCTCGACGCGCCAGTTCGCGCCGGCCGCCGTGACTTGCACGCCTTCCATCCCCCGCTGCACAAGCCAGTTCCGCACGGCGCCCGGCCCCCACTTCGCGCGGGGGAAGAGGAAGGCGTGGACCTCGCGCATCGTGAGCCGCGTCGCCGGGGCGGGGTTGCGGTGGACCGCGATGCCCGCCGCCGGACCCACGGGCTTCGCCCCGGTGGGGTAGGCGGGCCGCGCCCGAATCCACGCCCACAACTGCGGTTCCGCGAGGCGGGCGAGGTCGTGGACAAGGATCACTTCGGCTTTCAGGGGCTTTTCGTCCACCGTGACGAAGACGACGGCGCCTTCGCTCTGAAAGGTAGCGAGCGCACCCCCGCTGATCGTAGAGCCGGGAAGCAGGACGAAGCGCGGGTCGCGCGTGTTTGCCCGCAGGCAGAACGTGTGCTGGGTGCCATAGCCCCACAGGGGAGCCGACCACTCCGACGCCGTGAACTTGGAGAACGTCGGGTCGTGGTAGTCCACGCAGAACCCCTCGACGTTCGCCCACGGCTGCGCGGCCCAATTGGGGTACGGCATCTTTCCGTTCCAGCCGTTGCCGCCCTCGATGCGCTGCTTCGTGTTCCAGCCGCGCACGGTATCCGTGTCAGAGTAGGAGCCGAGCGAGGTCAACTGGCCCGCGTAGGACGACGGGGGCGTGAGGTCGCTCGACGCCTGCCACGGCTGGCCTACGTCGGCGCGGAACCATCCGCTGCCCGACTTCTGCTTGTTCAGCCACGCCTTCATCGCCCCCCAAGGGGAGATGGCCCCGCTCCCGATGGTGCCCGCCGCCTGCATGGTTTCGATCTGCGAAAGCCCATCGGCGTTGACCCGAAGGGACTGCGACGGATCGTTCGTCTGAAGCTCCGTGAAGGAAAGGCCGCGCACGACGCTCCGCTCGCCGGGGTCGATGTAGTTCTTCCAGAGGCCCGCCGCGCGAGCCGCGACGAGGTAGCGGAGCCACTGCGCGAGGCTCCCCGAGGTTTCGGGGCGAGGTGTGCCCCCGGAGCCGTACATGCTGCTCAGTTTGATGTCCATCTGGGAGCCGACCTGGGTTCCGGCGCTGGGCTTCGTTCCACTCCCGAGCGCCGCCTTCAGGGCTTCCGACACCGCCTTGATGATGCCGACTTCTTCGTTTGTGCCCGGTGCAAAGGAGCCATCCGCCGGGTTGCGCTTCCGGGGGAGGCAGTCGTGAAGGGGCAAGCCCGCCGCTTCCAGCAGTTCCGCGTCCTGAAGGTCACGGAACGACGGGCGCGGGTTGCGGAGCACGTCGCGAACGACGGCGCGGTAGCGTTCCGGGTTCGACCGGAACCCGCCGAGGATCGCCGGGTTCTTCTTCAGGAGGGGCGACATAGCCGTCGCAGGGATGGGCGGAACGATCTTGCTTCCCATGTAGGGAATGCCCGTCTGCGCGAGCATCGCCTGCAACGCCTTCGTCGTGAACAGGGCGGCGACGAGCGGGTCGATGCCGAGGGCTTCGGCGAGCATTTCGACCTGTGCCGATGCCGTCTGTGCCTTGACCTCCGCGTTGTCGATGCGCTTGCCTTCGATCCACTCCTTGTAGGTGCCGCCGTCCTCGACCTTGCCCTTGCCCAAAAAGAGCAGGTGGACCGCCAAAAGCGTACCCTTGGAACTCATGCCCTTGGCGTCGAGCACGAGCTTCTCCGGCGTGCGCGGAGTCGAGCCGATGACACCCGTTCCGGGCTGGATCTTCTCGTAGGATCCGCTCGCCAGCCGCACGGCGTAGACCGAGCCGCCCGAAAAGTCGGTGCGGGTCAGGGTGCCGATGGGCAGTTCCGAGTAGACCGCCAGCGTCGGCGCGACCTGCACGGCAGGCCAGCCGAGGGACTTCGGCGCCGGGAACACGATGCCCTGCTGGGCCGCCGCTTGCGGGTCGGACACGGGCTTGAAGTAGGTGTCCCAGCTTGGATAGGCGTAGTAGCGGACAACGCCGCCGACGATGTGCGAGCCGTTGGGCAGCGCCGCGATCTGCGCGTTCGTGGTCAGTTCCGCGCCCGTGACGATGGGGACGCCGCCCACCACGGTCGGGTCGGGCAGACCGGGGGGCGGCTGGACGTTTACCTTCCCGCCGCTCTCATGCGCGTAGACGAGGAAGTAGACCATCGCCTGTGCAATAGTGCTCGCCACCATGCCCGCCGCGTCCGGAACCGCGATGGTGACGATCTTTTCGCTCTGGAAGATGGAGTCGGCGAAGAAGCCGAGCGTGACGGTGTTCTTGCCCGCTTCCATGATCCGAACCGAGGCGTCGTAGTTCGGCTCCAGCATCATCGAAGCGAAGCCCGCCCCCACGTCGGTGACCACGCCCTTCACCTTTGACGCCGCTTCCTTGATCAGCGGGGCGAGGAGGGCGAGGTTGTCCCCAACCGAGACGATCTGCTTGCTCTTCGGGCCGGCGGTGACCGGCGCCGTGACCTCCGCTGCCGCTGCCGCTGCCGCCGTCTTCGGGGCCTTCGGCGCCTTCGGCGCCTTCCCCACCGTCGAGGGGTCGGAGTAGCCTTCGCCCCACGCCGTCGCGACGCTCTGGCCCAAGGAAGTCACTTCATACGCTTTCTTGCCCGTCGCGGAAGCGCCCGCGTAGGTGAACAGGCCGAGGTCGGCGAGCTTCGACAAGTAGGCGCCGCGCTGCGGGATCGTGCCCTGGTAGTCGAACGCGCTGCTGGACCCCGAAGAAGCGGCGTACATCTGTTGCTTTGCCGCTTTCTCCGCGACGTGGCCGAACAGGGCTTTTGTCATAAGGAGCTTCACGGCGTCGCCCTTGATGTAGGCGTGGAGCGCCTGCAAGGCCGCGACGACGCCGGGGCTCATCCCGCCTACGGAGGCGGCGGGCGCCGGGGCGGCGGGCGCCGCAGCCGTCGGGGTGGACGTGGCGCCGACGAGCGACGCCAGCGGGGGCACCGCGAAAACCGCGATGGGCACCTTCAAGTTGGTTTTGTACCAGTCGAAGCCCCCCGGAAGCTCCACGACGGCGGCGGCCATCTGCGCGAACTCCGCGAACTCCGACTCGACCTTCTGGTTGGACGAATAGGATCCGTATTCGGGATGCAACTCCGACCAATCGCCCACGGAGTAGTGATACCAGACGGTCTTCTCGCCGTTCGGAGAGAACACGACGAGGACGGTGCCGCTGTCCATGCCAACGGGAAGCGTCTTCCACGCCGTTTTCTTCGGCAGCACCTTGCCCCACGGCCCCGAAGAGGCGGCGGGCACCGGGACAGCGGCGGGAGGGCCTACCGGCGCGAGATTCACGACGGGGCCGATGTAGCTGGACCCCAGCGACTCGGCCTTTCCCGCGTAGAACACGGCCTTGGCCGACGCGCACATCGCCGCGAACTCTTTTTCGGTGAGGTACGTTTCCTTGTAGGCTCCGGGCTGGGTGTCGGCCGGACCTCCGACCTTGGACCAATCCCCGGATGCGTAGTGGAACCACGCGGTCAGGTCTTCGGCCGGGTCGGTCGAGTAGACGACGAGGATGGCCCCACCGCCCTTCTGCACCCGCGTCGGGAGCGCCTGGATCTGCGCTTCGGTCATCGGGGGCAACCACGCCGGGGGCGCGGGCACCGGGGAACCGGGCGCCGCAGCGGCGGCGATCATCGACGCAAAGGCCACCGCGTCCCACCCCGAGACGCCGAGGTTCTGCACCGTGCCGCCCCCGGCGAGCGCCGCGTCCACGAAGCTCTGCATCTTTTCTTCGGTGAATGCGGCGCTGGCGTATTCACCGCTCTCCAGATTGATCTGCGACCAATCACCGAACTTGTAATGGAACCACGCGATCTTTGTCCCGTCGGACGTCGTGACGAGGAGTAGCACGCCCTTCTTGTTGGGATCCCCCGGCAGACCCGCGTCCGGCAGGCTCGTCACGTCCAGCGCAACGAGTGCGGCGGCGGGCGCCGAGGCGGCGAGCCCAACGAGGGCGAGCAGGCCCTTCGACGTGAGCAACGCCAGGAGGGCGTCCGCGACGCCGCTATCGTAGGGGTTGCGGCGAGTGGGGCGTAGCTGAGAGGCGCGCATGGCTATGCTCCGACGGGAAGCATGAAGGTGATTCCGCTGCCCGACTTGCCGAGGGCAGGGGGCAAAGCGGCAAAGAACGCCGAGAGGTCTGTGCTCTCACCGACCCGGATGACGATGGCGGCCCAGTTTTCCCCTTCGGTCAGGGCCACGGTCGAAATGTCGTCCCCCGAGGTGACGACCGCGCCCCCGAGACGCACAGTGCGCCAGCCCGAGGGGGTGCGCTGGTAGATCAGCATGGACGCCGCGCTGCCGGAGAGTGTGCGTTCGCCGAAGACGATGACGCTCCCTGCGGGCAGGGCATCGAGCTGCCCGGTGGTCGTGAGCGACGTACCCGTTGCAATGGGCGCCGTCGGGGGCGCCATCGGGGGCGCCTTCGTCAGCCCGTAGTTCGCCATCGAGAGCCGGAGGAACGCGAGGATCGCGCCCGCGACCGTCGAGGCGGTGTCGGGCTTGATCTTGACGTAGGTGAACTCCGGCCCGTCCTTCAGCGTCACCTTCAGCTTGCCCCCCACCAGGGCGAACGTCGTGACGTAGGCGTGTGACGTCGTCCCTTCATGCAGGAAGAACGTCAGGGTAGGCGCTACCCCGAACTGAGCCATGCCGGCCGAGACTCCCATGAAGCCCTTCTCTTTCACGCGGCCGAGCACGGCGGCGGCGAGGGCGTGAACTTCGTCCAGCGTGATCGTCGGGGCGACGGGCGCCGGAGCCGCAGCGGCGGGCACCGCATACTTCGCATATAGCTCAGTAACCGGCGTTTCACCGACAACATTCCCCACAAGCAGGATCTCGTAGGTGCCATAGGGAAGATCGCCCGTCTCTCCCACCCACCCGGCGGCGTTGAACCGCTGGAACTTCCCCCCGCTCAGGCCGCCGATGTAGAAGTCGGTGCCGCCCACGCTCTTCAACAGCGTATAAACGCCTTGCTTGCTGCCTTTCTTCAGGACCGACTCCGTGCCGATCTGACCGACAAAGGGAGGCGTCGGTTCCGTCGGCTGCGCGGCCGTCGGTTGCGGCGCGGCCGTCGGCGTTTCCGAGGAGAGCATCCCCGCGAGCCAGCCGGCGCGGCCCTTCAGCGTCGTCGCCAGATCCCCACGCTGGGCATAGTCGAGGGTCGCGGCGAACCCTGGGTCTGCAACGAGGCTCCCGATGCGCTTGATCATCTCCGCGCCGTTCGTCGGGGTCGCGCCATCGAAGACCTTGAAGAGCGTCGGGTTCTGCCCCGCCGAGAGGAAGTTCCCCCACGTCTGCGCCGCGTTCGTACTCCAATCAGACGCACTCTTCTTCACGCTGCCGGTCGAGCGGTAGTCGAGCGCGGCGCCTTGATCGACGCGGAGGTAGTGCTTCGGGTTCTGGTCCCCGAAATCGTCGGTGACGAGCAGGTTGTCGTACTTCGTCGCCGGTCCCTTTCCGACCACGTCGTAGTTCACCATCCACACGTCGGCGGGGAACTCGCGGCGAAGGAACTGGCGTTCGGCAGGGTCGAAGTTGCCGCTCGTCCGCTGGATGTAGCCGCCCTTCCACGGGGAGAGGAGCGCCAGCGCGTAGCCGCTGCCCTTGCTCCCGAGGAGCGAGGCGTTGACGACGCGAACGTCGGGCGCGTTGATGCCGAGGAGCCGGTAGAGGTGCGACGCGAGGGCTTCGGTCTGCGCGTGCTCCGTGTTCTTGAAGAACTTGACGTAGACCGTCTCCCCGGTGAGCGGGTCGGTCATCTTCCCGCCGGGGAAGCTGCCAAGCTGCGCGCCCTTCGTCGCATTCGCCAGCCGCTTCGCCACGGCCCCCGCGCCGCCGACGTGCCCCCAGATGGGATCGGGCGCGAGGGAGTAGGGAAGCGCGGATGCGGGCCACGGGTAGGGGTCTACGGACGTCACGGACTGCGCGTAGGTCGGCGTCGGGGCCGGGGCCGCGACGGGCATCGGGGCCGGCGCCGGGGCCGGCGCCGGGGCCGCGACGGGTGCCGTGGACTTCTTGCCCCCTGCGAGAACCTGCTGGGCCGCCGTGTAGTAGGCCGAGAGCATGATCGCGTCGTCGGCTTCCGGTCCCGTGCCGCTGCCCTCGTTGACGAGGAGGACTTCCATGTCGAGCGTGTCATACACGTCGTCGGCGAAGAGCCCCGGCATGAAGTCGCCGTACTCCGTCAACTCGCGCCAGAGGCCCGAGGCGTCGCGGACGAAGAACGTCTCACCGGGGGACGCGCCCCCCGTCACGATGGAACCGTCGGGGAGGGCGTCGATCTCCGTCATGCTCGACACGTCCGTCAGGCCCGCCGTCGAAGTCGCGAAGGTCGTCGGGGCGCTGGGCGCCGACAGCGTGGCCTTCAGCGCGGACACCGCGAGGTAGGGCTTGAAGGCGTTGGCGATGTCGGCAGCGCGCGACACGACGAACGACGTGAGCGACCCCGAGGGAATGGGGTACTCCAGCTTCGTCTTTGGCTCGCCCCCCGCCATGATCAGAGCGATGAGGACGCCGCCCTTCGCTTCCACCATCACGCCGTTGCCGGGGGACGCCACCACTGTCCACGGCCCGACCGATGTGCCGCTCGCCGTCGTGCTGGGGAGGAGTGCGGCGATCTTCTTCGCGATGTTTTCGACCATGCCGACGGACGAGGACGCGGCCGTGAACGTAAACGCTGAGGCGACGGGGGCCGGGGCCGGGGCCGACACGCCCATCTTCGCTACCACGGCGCTCCGGAGTGACTGCGCGCGTGCCGCGAGGTAGCCCCCGAGGGTCATGCCCACCGGGATGCCCGCCGTCATCGTGTAGCCCGCCCACCCGGCCAGCACGTCCACGAAGGGCTTGACTGCCGGGAGCACCAGGGCGTCCGCCACCGGAAGCATGAGGAACGGGCTGGCCTTCGCCTTCGCGAACACGACGGGCGTCTTGTCGTTCTTCGGCACGAAGAGCATCGAGTCGAGGTCGGGCGCCGCGTTCGTGCCGGGGAGCGGGAGCTTCAGCGAGCCCGATGCGCGGAACATGAGCGAGGCGCCGGGATCGACGCGGATGACGTGCGGGTCGGGCGGCACCCAGAGCATGTTGTCGTAGGTGAGGCCGACGACATCGTAGTCCGCGAGCCACACGTCGAGCGGGAACGTCGCGGCCAAGTAGAACTGCTCAGTCTCCGGCACCGCCGCGCTCCAGCCCGAGGCGCTGGACGCGACCTGCTTCAGCCCGTCGATCCACGGCGAGAGGATCGCCACCTTCCCGTCCACCATAGCGGGGCGCATGTCGGGCGCGGGGGCACCGAAGGCGCGGTAGAGGTGCGCGGCGACGACTTCGCTCGCGACCATGTCGGGGTTCGGCGGATACTTCGCGAGGTAGAACTCCCCGGTCTTCGTGTCGCGGAGGACTGCACCCGCCAGCCCGCCCCCCGGCTTCGGCTTGGAGTAGACGAGGCGCGCGGCGATGGCGTCCACGCCACCCCCGTCGGCCCACACGGGGTTCGGCGAGTACGGCTCCAACGCCGCCCCGAAGGGCACCGCGATGGATTCGATGGGCGACGGGGGCGGGGGGTTCGGATCCCCCTTGGCGGCGGCGGGCGCCGCCGACGGCTTCGGCGTCGAAGCCCCGGCGATGCCGGAAACCTCGACGCTCGCCCCTTCCGCTGCCAGGGCTTGCGCGAGCTTCGTCGCGACGTTCGCAACGGTGTCCTTCTTCCCGGTCCAGCCGACGAGCGACGCTTCCGAGGTGGCGGCGTCGCTCTGCGTCGCCGCCCACATGAGCGGGGGGTAGCCGTACTTGCCCTCCTTCCCCGTCCACATGAAGCCCGCGTCCTTGATGATCTCCTTCACGGCGTAGGTGTCGCCCGAGACGAACAGACCCACGCCCGGCTTGAACGCGATGGTGATCTTGCCCGCTTCGGGCTTGGGCGCCTTCGGCGCGGCGGCCATCGGCTTCGCGCTTTCGTCAGGGAGAAGGCGGAACTCGCTGTCTCCGTAGCTCATAATCAAGCGGTGAGCGGCGGGGTCGATGCCGATGTGCGGCAGGTACTCGTTCGCCAGCGCCAACGCCTGCGTCGGCTTGGTCTTCGACCCGTAGAAGTTCGTGACCGTGAAGTCGTTGGCGTCTACGAGGGCGGTTTTCGGCGCCGCCGCCGAGCCCGAGAACACACGCCCGCCCCCCATCTTCAGCACCTTGCCGAGATTCTTGTGCTTGAAGTCGTAGAAAGACTTGATCGCGAACTTGGACGTAACGAGCGAGACGGCCATCTCGCCGCTCGTAACGGAGAACAGGATGTCCCCGACTTCGACCGCGTCGGCGTTGCCGATCAGCTCCCCATAGGTTTGCTTCCCGCCGGGCAGGGCGGGATTGACCGCGTAGGCGTCGGGCGCGTTGTGCCGCGTGAGCACCGGGGCGAGGCGCGTCGGGGGCGGCGTGAGGGGCGCGGCGCCGATGCGCCGGGGCGCCTGCGCGAGCGGCGTCCGCGCCGGGGCGGGGTTCGCCAGCGCCTTGGCCTTGCGGCCGGCGGCGAACGCCGAGCGGCCACGCGCCGCCGGAATGAACAGGTCGAAGGAGGTGGGCTGCGCGTCGGCCGGGACCGCGTGGACCTCGTAGACGGTGCCCTGAAGCGACGGCCCCGAGACGAGGGCGATGCCCGCGTCGTCCCAGAGGTAGACGCGCGTGACCCCGCTGGCGTCCCGCTGCGAGATCACGCTGGGCTGGCGGCGGTGCCCGTGCGCCCCGAGGACGCGCGTGACGGCGTTCTTCTCGGCGAGTTCAGAGGACACGGACGCAAGGGCGGCGCGAAGGGCAGCGATCATCGGCTACCTCCCAAAACGGGCACGGGGTTATCCCCTCCACGCTAACGAAAGCGCGGGCGAGGACAACCCCGAAAGGAGCCGTCGAGGGCTACCGCTGTTTAGCGGCGGCTGCGGCGGGAGCGGCGGCGGCGGTTCATCTTCATCTTGCGGCTGCGACGGCGGGGGTTCTTCTTCGCGGCGCCGAGGCCCGCGAGGCTGAGCACCTTCTTGCCCGGCTTGGTGTAGGCGAGAAGCGCGAGCGCGCCGAGGCCGAGCGCCCACACGGGTACGCCCATCACGTCTTTCTTCAGATAGTCCATGATGCCGTCGAGTTCGCCCATGTCGTCGCCCTCGTAGTCGCCGAGGTCGTAGCTTGCCCCATAGTACCCGTACATGTGTCGCTCCAGTTGAGAGGTGGGGGATCACGCCCCGTGAGAGTCAATCCACTTTTTCGCCGCCACGAAGCCGTTCGGCCCGCTGAACGCGGGGCCGTGCGGCATGACGGTGTAGGTTCCAGCCGCGATGCGGATGGTCGTGCCCCCGTAGGCGACCGACCCGGCGGGGTTGACCCGCACGGACGGCTTCCACGTCGTCGGCTGAAGATGAACACGAAGCTGATCGTAGGCGCGGCGCTTGATCGCGTCGGCGCCCTTGGCGCGGCTCCCGCCCTTCCCACCGTCGGCCACGGGCACGTCGGTGACGAAGGTGCCGTCCTTCGACACGACGCGCGCAAAGCGGCGCCCCGTGCGGACGTTGTAGTACGAGTCAATCTTGACGGTCTTCTTGAAGTGCCCGAAGTCCAACGAGCCGATGTCGATGGGCGTCGGGTTCTTCCGAAGTTCGGCGGCGGTGGCGATGGCGAAGCCGCGCGAGACGGCCTCCCGTTTCGCGACGCCCTGCGAGCGCATCCGCCTCGTCACGGCTTCCGCGACGGCGTCCCGGTGCTTCGTCCCGCGCCCGATGGACGGGTTGCGCCGCCCTCCGTGGGCCGCGAAAGCCTGCATGAAGGCATCGTGCGCCTTGTCCGCGTTCTCGGTTCGCATCACGACACCCTGAGAGTGGTCGGTCAGCGTCCAAATGGTTCCGCCGGGGTGAAAAGCCCAGTCCAGTCGGATCTGAGTGCCGTCCTTGGCGGTGCCCTGCTCGTAGCCCACCGCTCCGTTGCGGCGAGGTCCGCGCCCGATGGACGGGTTGCGGCGCGGCTTGCGGTTCGCCACCGGGGTCGCCGGGGCGAGGAGGGCTTCGATCCCCGACGCCGCGCCCTGCATCTTCGCGGCGTGCGCGACGGCCTCCGACTCCGAGGCGTAGGTGACTTCACCGACCTTGGAGCCGTTGCGGCGTAGGATGACGCGGGTGCGCGGCATTAGCCCACCGTGTAGGTGACGCGGCAGGTGCCGGCGACCGTGCCGTTCGTGGTGCGGAGGACGAGCGTGGCGCCCGCTGCGAACACGGTGTTCGCGAGGACGCCTGCGCGCGTGATGCCGTTGACCGTGGCCGAGGGCGCCATCGCATCGGTGACCGAGGCGACTGTCGTGCGGACGCGCACGCCGGCACCGCCCGCGCCACCCGAGAGGATGTAGGCGTCCACGATGTTGACCACGCGGCTGTTGGTGAGCACGAACGAGGTGTCCACGTCGACGCCCGTCGCGTTCGCCGGGAACGAGTAGGTCGCCGTGACGACCGCGCCCATGCCGGTCGCGGCGAGGCTCTGCGACGCGGCGTTCTTCGCCACGTCAATCGCGTTGCTGTTCGTCGCCGCGAAGCCCGCGTTCACGCCGGTCAGGCTGATGCCGCCATTGCCGGCGAGGAGAAGCGGGGCTTGATTCGTGTTGATCGACACCTGGGCCGCGCCCGTGGTCGTGATGAACTTCAGGAGGTCGAGGAGGACGGCAGGCCCGATCTGGAGCGCGGGGTTGCTGTTCGCAGCGAGGAGCAACTGCGTGATGTAGCCGAGATTCGGCAGGAGGAGGGGGGTCCACGTCGTCCCGACGGCCGGAGCCGTGCCCGTCGTCGCGTTCAGGTAGACGAGGGCGTTGCCGTTATCGACGCGAAGGCAGATCGAGCCACGCGGCGCGGACACTACCCCGGTGGGGTCGATGTCGGAGACGTAGAAGTCCTGACCCTCAACGATGCTGGTGACGTACTGTGCGGGCATGAAAGCCTCCTATCAGCGGGTCGTGCGGCGGCGGGTGCGGGGCTTGGCGGGGTTGTACTTCTTCACGAAGGTCTTCTTGCGCTGGGCTTCGCCGCCCTGCTCGATGACCTGGGCCGTGAGCACGCCCTTGTCGGTCGCCTGCGCGGAGTAGACCGAGGGGTGGAAGTAGACCTTGATCTTGCCGTCGGAACGCAGAAGGGGCTCGTCCACGCCGATCTCTTCGATCTTGTAGTCGGGGCCGACGTGCATCCGGAGGACGTTCTTCGCATCCGCCGAGGCGGCGCGGATGGTCGCGTAGGGGCCGAAGATCCCGATCTGCTGCTCATCCAGCATGAGCCGGACCTTGTAGATCGTGAGCTTCTTGGGCGCGGCGCCGGTCCAATCGCCAGCGGCGAAGACCTGCTGGGCCTTCTTGGCCTTGGTCTTCTTGGGCTTCGCCTTGGCCTTTGCGATCTTGTTGGCCGCCGACTTCGCAGCCTGGGTAGCCTTCGCGGCCTTGCTCTTCTCGGCCTTCAGTTGCGCCTTCAGCTTCTCGATAGCCGTGGCTGCTGCCTTGGTGAACTTCGCCATAACGGACCTCTACGGTGCGGGGGTATCACACACCCTCGCGACGAAGGGCGCGTTGGCGCACGCCGATAGCCACCGAAGCTACTGCGCGACCATGAGGACGACTTCGATGGACGTGGCCTGCGCCGCCGGACGGACGAAGCTCACGCGGATGAACTTGGCGGGAAGCTGGACCGGAACGAGCACGGGCACGTTGAGCGGGGTCGGCACCGCCGTGGTCGCTGGGAACCACGTTTTGATCTTGTTCGTCTGGTCGGACGTGCTGAACTCGACGGTCGCCTGCGCGGGGATCGCGCCGACGGTCTGCTGAAGGTAAACCGTGACGCGCGGCATCCCCCGGTTGCCCAGCTCGCGCGAGTAGGCTTCGGCATCCGAGGCCAGGACCACGAAGTCGGTTTGATACGAAACCGCAGCGGCGACGTCAGTGTGCCCGTGGCCCTTGTTGTTGATGAACGACATGCGGGGCTCCGGCTCAGTAGTAGGCCGCGCACACCGCGAAGGGCGGCGCGGACGCACGGGGGAGGAGGTAGGTGAAGGTCACGCTCACTTGATACCAGCGGATCGGGTAGCCCTCGCCCGGCGGAAGGAACGTCAGGACCGCCGACGGCACGGTGCCCGTGAACTCCGAGGTGATGTCGGTGTCGGCTGTGATCTGGCGTACCTGCAAGGGGTCGTTGACATGCCCGAACTCGCGGCTGATGACCTCCAAGTTCTGCACCCAGTTGTTCGTGGCCGGCGCGGGCAAGTCGAGCGTGAGGTTGTCGATCTGTGCCCAGAGCTTGCCGCTTGCGCCCGAGGGCAACCAGATCGGCGTGCCTCCGGTCAAGCCCGACATCGCGGCGCGAAGCTGCGGCCGAAGGTCGAACAGCGGGGACTGCCACTTCGCCGTCAGCAAGCCTTCGGTGTTGTTCGTCCATGTGAGGGAACCCCGGCCCCCGTCCCAGAGCGCCGAGGGCGCGTTCTGCGGGTACGGAAACGGGACTGTGCCTGCGGGGTTGTGCCGCAGACCGGACGGGTCGTAGTTCTGGCCCGGAAAGGCTCCGGGGTTCTCCCACCACTGGCTCATGGACCTTAGCCCCCGGTGTAGTTGGACGGCCCGCGCATCTCCAGACAGACCAGCGTGATGTCGATCCGCAGGTTGGCGAGGAGAGGCGTGATCCCGAGGATCACGGTCGCGCCGGGGTTGATCGTGAAGCCGACGCCGCCCAACTCGCCGGGGCGCTGGGCGGAACCCACGACCGTGGAACCGAGGCGCGCGGCGACGTGGAGCTTGTCGCCCGTCGTGTATTCGACCCGGAAGAGGAACGTGTCCTGGGCCGACACGCCGACGGGGAGGGCGTTGCCCTGCCCGGTGCTGAACGACGATCCGTTGATGGCGATGAGCCGACACGGGATGTCGAACTGAACGCGGCGGATCGACTCGCCGTTGACGGCGTAGTCCGCATCCGTCGAGAGGAGCGTCCCGCCGTAAAAGCGGGTTTGATAGCCCACGTTCGGGTTGGTGCTGTAGAACGGCGCGGTCGGGTAGAACGGCGCACGAATGAAGCGTTGGGGGCCGGGACCGCCGAGATCGGCAGTCGTCGGCATCGAGATGACGGCAGAGCGGTCGGACACGGCTCACACTCCAGAAAGGAAAGGAGAAGGGGGGAAACAGAACGGCCCGCCCCGCGACGAGGCGCGAAGCGGGCCGCTTGTGAGGAGGGTAACGCGCGGCCCGCAAGGGCGGAACGCGAAACCCTGCCGTACCAGACTACCCGATCTCGATGGCCGTCTTGTAGAAACCGAACATCGCGACCTTCAGCGCGAGGGGGTTGGTCGCGCCGACCGCCGCCGTGTTCGCGCCGTAGCGGAGCAGGATCGAAAAGGTCGAGTTCCCAGGCAAAGAAATCGGGTGCTTGCGGTACATCCAGATCGAGCCCGCGCCGTTGTTCATCGAGCCGATCTGGGTCGCGTTCTGCGTGGTGGACACGGAACCGAAGGCGCCGCCGCCCGCACCGATGAGGTGGAGGGGAGCGATGTCAACCTGGGTCTGGACGAAATCCCAGGTCAAAGTACCGTTGTTCTGCACGTTGACGAGGTCGGTGATCGTCTCGACCGTGTTGAGGGGCACGGCGAGGGTGGTCAGCACGTTGGCGACCTGGGAGCCCGCGTAGACGAGGCAGGAGAGGCCGTAGGCGTCGAACGCCACGCCGGCCGGAATACGGCCGCCTTCCTTCAGGGACGTCTCGGCGATGGTCAGGCCGGACGAGAAGCCCTGGCCGACCTGCCCGAGGGGGGTCGTGAAGAGGCGGAAGGTGCCGTTGGCGAGGGCGGTGCCGACGTTGTGGAGCTGGGTGCTCCAGAGGGACTGCTCGCCGTACCGGAAGAGGTTCTTGGGCTGCTCGAAGGGAACCTGGGGGATCATGTCGCTGCCGGGGTTGGCGAAAGCGAAGCCGGGAACACCATACATAGGAGACTCCTGAGAGAGAGAGGATCGAAGCGGAAGTGGAAGGGGGCCGGACTACCCGGCCCCGGAAGATCAGTAGGCCGAGCCCGCCGACATGAAGCCGAGGTCGCCCATGCCCTCACTGGCGACCTGACCGAAGCCCTGGCCGATGGCGCCGAAGCCCTGGCCGATGCCCGCGAAGCTCTGCCCGATGGCGCCCATGCCCTGACCGATGGCGCCCATCGAGGAGCTGGTCCCCACGCGGGTGTCAACGGTCGCCATGGCGTTCTTGCGGAGTTCGGCGATCAGCGCGCAGCGGGCTTCCGGTTCCATGGCCGCAATGCGACCGAAGCGGTCGAAGCCCACGGCCTTGACGAGCCAGCCCCAACGGTGCCCGCGACGACCCGCGTGGCGGGACATCGGGGAGGCAGCGCGGCTCGTCACCTTCGGCGGCGGGCCGAAGGTCGCGTGGTAGGCGTGCGCGCCGTGCATGGCGGCCTGCCCTTCGTAGCTGTCGAGGTCGGGGCCGCTGTAGTAGGCGTCGGCCATCTCGGCGTCGGCGTAGGCGCCGAAGCCCTGACCGATGGCGCCGAAGCCCTGACCGATAGCGCCCATGCTCTCGCCGATGCCGCCGAGGGGCACCACGTCGTAGGCCCCGCCGTCACCGTAGTCGTCCATGTCGCCGAGGTCAGAGGACTGACCCTTCAGCGCGCGGAACACGTCGAGGACGCCGCCCGCGATCATCGCCGCGATGCCGAGCTTGCGCTTCTGGTCGTCGGAGAGGAACGGGATCGGGAGCTTCTGGAGCGCGAAGTTGGCGGCGACGCCCGTGAGGGAGTAGCCGACCGGCGCGAGGTAGCTGCGAGCGAACGCCTGTACCGGCGCGGGAAGCATCCCGCCGACGTAGCGGATGGCCTTCACGCCGTAGTAGTGCGTCGCGCCAGCGGCAGCGCCGAAAGCGATGTAGCCGAGTGCCTTCGCAACAGGATGGCCGAGGAAGGGCACCTTGCTGAGGAGATTCTGCACCGGGCGCAGGATGGGGAGGCTGAAGCCCCCGCCCTCGCTGGGGTTGCGCTTCACGCCGTGGCGACGGCGGTTCAACTGGTAGCCCGCGTTCTTGCGGTGGCGACGATTGAGCATGTAGCCCGCGTTCTTGCGACGGCGGCTGCGGTTCTTCTTCGCGAAGAACGACACGGCCTTGCCATGCGCGCGGAACGACTTCATCGGGTTGAGCGAACGGCGCCGACGGCGGTTCAGCATGTAGCCGGCGTTCCGCTTCATCTTGAACCGCTTCAGGAGGCGCGCGAGCACGCCCGTCTTCCCGGCACGGCGCCGGTTGTGCCGCATCTTCATGCCCCCGGAAGACCGCCGGCTCTTGCGGCGGTTCTTGAAGAGCCCCCCGAACAGACGGAAGGCCGTGCGCCCGCGCCGTGCCTTGCGGGCGGTGCGACGACGGCGGGGATTCTTGACGAACAGTGCGCCGCTCAACGGGGCGGGATTGCTTCGCAGTACGAGGGCCACGGTTCCTCCGAACGCTTTATAGGCTTACCCGGTAGCAGTAGCGGGGTGGGGGCCGAACGGGAAGCAGAAGAACCCCCGTGGAGGGCCATCGGCGTACCGTGCATCATGGTATACCCGCGCCCATGCCGAACATTGACCCCTCTTCCCCTGACTACGTCCTCGTTCGCGTCAAGCTGCGGCACCACGTCGCGTCGGCGCTAAAAGAGGCAGCGGAAGCGGAAACGAGGCGCACGGGGCGCTACGTCTACGTCTCCAACCTCGTCCGCGAGGCGCTGCGCGACTATCTGCGCTCGCGCTCCGACGTCGTGATCAGCGGGTGATGCCCGGCGACGGACAGGTGTAGGTTCCGCCGGCCAGCCAGAACCGCCCGTCGCTCGACACGCAGAGCACGGGGGGAACGCCGCCTTCTTCGCCCATTTCGTGGATGTAGCCGCTGGGGCCGTCACCCTTTTTGTGGGTGAAGTAGGTCAGGTGCCGAAGCTCGCCCAGCGGCTTCACGTTGACCCTGACGTAGCCGCTGCGCGGGTTCGCGTGGTGGCCTTCGCCCAACTCCTCCGCAGCGTGCGCGAGTCCCATCGGCTTCGCTTCCGCCATGCGGTAGAGGTCGCGCCCGCTCTCTCGCAGGGCGGGGGAGCACTGGAAGTAGATGCGCTGGTGCTTGTGGTCCGCGTCGAACCCGACGTGCGAGTTCGGGATGTCGTCTTCGCGCACGGCGAACACGGTGTCCTTGGCGGCGCCGAAGGGACGAAGATGCAGTTCCATCAGCAGACCGATCTCGACCAAGTGCGGAGGGAAGTCCGGATCGCAGTCGATGACGTGCGTGGGCATCTCGCCCCAATGCCACCGCTTGTAGACCTGTTCCAGCCGCTTCTGAGCGGCGGGGCCGATCCGCTGGGTCGCACGGCGGGCCGGCGTGCGGCGGGTGCGGGGCATCAACGGCTCCGAAGGCGACGACGGCGGCGCGGGTTGCGGGCGACGGTCCCGATGCGGGCGACGGCCTTGTCGGCGGCGCGGCGAGACGCCGCCGCAGCGGCATCGCGGACGCCGAGGATCGGGGCGAGCACCGGACCCAGGACGAACCATGCCGCGACGCCCGCGACGCCGAGGCCGGCTACAAGCCATGCGTTGCGCTGGATCCACCAGAGCCAGTCAGGCGTACCCGGCGGCTTCTTGTTCGTGATGACGCGCCCGACCTTCTCCAGCCCCTTGCCTACATCCGCCGCCGACGCCGCCGCCGTGTCCACGAGGATGCGGAGGCTCGACTGCTCATCGGCGCGGCCCTGTGCGCGCTCGATGGCGTCGGCGCGGCTGTTCAGCCCGAAGTTCCGATAGAGCGGCGCCATGCGCCGGTCTTTGTAGGCGTTCGCCGCGTCCAGGGCGCGCACACCCTCGTCAATGACGGAGGCGATGCCCGAGGCGCTTCCGCTGCTCGCCCACTTGTAGCGGCCCGCCGCGCGCGTGTAGAACGCACGCGCTGCCGTCGCCAACGCCGGGTAGCCGACGCGCGCACCGACCGCGAGCCAGTAGGCGACGTAGGCTTCGGCGCTCGCCGCGTCCGTGGGCGCCGTGTAGAACCAGTTCGACGTCACAAGGCCGCCGCCCACCGCCGAGGACAGCACACGGCCCGCCGTCGCCGCGCTGATCTGCTTGCGTACCTCTGCAAGCACCTTGTCCCAGGAGAGCGTGTCTACGGGTCCGTGGTAGGCCGCGAGGGCGTGCATCAGCGGCTCCTCTGTTCCCGGCCGCCGCGTCGAAGCGCGAGCGTCACAAGCACCAGGGCGACGCCGCCGCCGACAGCCCAGCCCCACGTCGGAATGGCCGCCAGCGGCGAACCCCCGGTGAAAAGCGAAGTGCCCTGCTCGTCGGCCGTGCGATCAGCGGCAGCTTCGGCCTGCGCTTCGGCGGCGTCTTCCTGCTCCAGATCCATCGCGGGGCTGTTGATCTCGTTGACCGCTTCCGACGGGGGCACCGACGGCGCTTTGCCGACGACGCGCAACGCCTTGCGGTCTTTGGCCGTCAGCTTCTTCGGATTCTCGATCCGCGCCAGTGCGGCGAGGATGGACAACTTCCACTTCAGGGTCGCGATCCGCTTGGCCCGCGCCTTGGCGAAGATCGGGCTCTTCTGCGCGCTCAGTCGCGCAATGCGCTCTTTGTACCGCGCATAAATCTTCACGCGCGTCGCGCGCTTCAGCTTCAGCGCACGGACGATGTAGCCCGGCGCCTTCTCCGGGTTCGGCAGCTTCAGCTTCTTCGCGAGCGCGACGGCGTCCTTGCGACGCGCCTTGCCGGACTTGATCGCGACGACCAACGCCGCGATGCCCGCCGCAGTGCCGAGCACCGCGCCAGCAACCCAGCCCGCGACGGGCACCGTCGCCACGCCCGCAGCGGTGATCGCCAGCGTAGACGCGACGGCGGCACCGCCGGCAACAGACGCCGCAGCCCCGGTCTTGAAGGCGTCGATGGCGATCTGTTCACCGTCCCCGTAGTGACCCGAGGGGCGAAACGCTCTGCGATAGGGGTAGCCGTGCATCACTTGCTCCGCGCCGTCACGACGTTCTTGTAGATCATAGAGCCGAGGAGGACGACGAACAAGCCACCCGCTGCCCAGCCGAGGTAGCGGAAGGTCTGGGTAGACTCCTCGCCCTTCTTCTTCTTCGTGATCTGCGCGCCGCTGGCCGACAGCTTCGCGCGCATCTTCCGGATCTCGTTGTCGTAGAACACGGCGGCGATGGGAAAGCGACGCTTCATCCCCTGAAAGTTCTTGATCTTGGCCTTTAGGATCTGCGCCCGCTCTTCCGGGTCGGAAGGCAGGACCAGTTCGCGGGCCACCGAGACATATTGCAGGTAGTCGGCCACGTCCGGAGGACTACCCCCCGCCGCCCCCGGCGCCCCGCCCGTCGCGAGTTCAGTAGCCGAGGTCAGGGCGGCGGCGGTGGGGCTCGTACCGCTGTAAACGGAGGCGTGAAAGCGGCGCATCATTCGTCCTCTTCCTCGGCGACGTCTTCGCCTTCGCCGTAGCCCTCGTCTTCGTCGCGGCCCTCGTCTTCATCGTGGCCCTTGTAGGGGGCGAGTTCCGTCGCCGCCGGACGCACAGAGGGGGCGCGGCGCGAAGGCTTGGCCTTGACGTGGATCCGCTTCGGATTGTGCCGCGCCTTCGGCTCGGCTTTCTCGCGGGTGATCATGTAGATGGCGAAGCCGACGATGCCGACGCCGCCCGCAATGAGGCCCCACTTCAGCAACGGACTCAGGGCCGTCGTCGGCAGCGGAGCGGGGAGCGAAGCGCCCGGCATCGTTGTCATAGCCACGGCAGCGGCGCGCTTCGCTTCCGCATCCGCCCTTGCCTTCTTTGCCTTCTTCGCCTTCTTTGCGGCGGCCCGGCTCCACTTATCGGACTTGGCATCGGCAGCGCGCTGCCATGCGTCGAGGCCCAAACTGATCGCCTGACCCCCCGCCTGGATGGCGGCAGAGGTCAGGTCGGAGGACGCGCCGGTCGCCCCCGTAGGAGGCGCCACCGCTGCCACGTCAGAGTAGGCGGAAGGCTGAAAGCGCACGGGGTACTCCTACTTCTTGCTCGCGCCCGAACGGGAGGCGAGGAGCACGATGCCCAGCACCAGCACGGATCCGCCGATGACCCACGGCAGCGGGCCGTCCATGAAGCCCTTCTCCTCTTCGACCACAAGGGGCGCACCGGGGACCATCGAAGCCGGCGCAGCGGACGCGGCGCTCCGCTTCTTCTTCTTCTTCCGGCCGAAGGGCGTCGCCGCGACCTTCAGGGCGGTGTCGGTGACGGTGGTGAGGATGTTGGCGCTCCGCGCGTTGACGAAGTCCTTCCACGCGCCGATCTTGGTCGTGATCGCGACCCAACTCTGGTAGCCCGGATCCGAGGCGTTCAGCCCCGTGAGGATCGTGCTCGGCGCGAGTAGGTCAGGGCGCGGCGAGACGAGGACCATGATGGCCCCGTCGCGGAACTGACGGTAACGGTAGGCCCCATCCTGCACTTCGCGGCTCGCGCCGATCCCCGGTCGGGTGTAGTCCACGCCGCCGTAGTCCTGGCCGATGCCGGCGAACGCCGAGAACTGCGGACGCGCGGCGCTCAACTGAGCGCCGTCGATGGGCTGAGGGAAGGTCGCCCAATCACTCCCCGGCATCCGGGGAAGCGCGGGCGAATAGGACGGCATGTTCACGCCCCGGATGTTCCACTCGCCCTTGTTCATGGGCATCGTGAACGTCGGGGTATGCCCGACTCTCGGGTAGTTGGGCGTCGGGTGACCGACGAGAGGCGCGGGCTGCGCGATCTGCATCCGCGTCGGCCCCACGGCCGCGACGGCGGCGGCGCTGGCCTGCGCGGGCGTCTGCTGCCCCAGGTAGGCGGGAGCGAAGTAGTCGCCGTTCGTGTAGTCGTAGGCCATCACCGTCGGGGACGCCGACAGGTACTCGGGCTGCTGGTCGTTCATGCCGCCTTCTCCTTCTTGCCCACTACCACGTTGACGGCGATGCCCGCGAGGAACCGAGCCCCCGCATGGCGCGTCTCCGCGTCGAGGACTTCGCGCCCGCTGATGGTCGGGTTCCACCCGGCCATCTCACGGACAAGCACCAAGGCTATGGCGTCGGGCGCAACGCTCGCGCCCGATGCAGCCGCGCGCTTAGCCTGCTCGCCCGCGCTGCGTAGGTACTCACCCAGCTTTGCGACGAGCGGAAGTAGAGCCGCCGTCGAGAACATGGGAGGCTCCTATCGACGGCTGCGACGGGAGCGACGGTTCGCCTTCGCCTTGCGGTTGCGGCGGGGGTTCTTCTTCTTCGCCCCGCCCTTCAGCGAGCGGAGGAGCTTCGGGCCGTAGAGCACGGCGCCGAGGAGCGCGAGGCCCATGACCCACGGCTTCGCGGCATACGCCTTGACGGTGTCCACGATGCCGTCGAAGCCCTCTTCCATCTCCTCCATCTCTTCTTCGTCCGCGACGTTGCCGGGAGCGAAGGTGAAGGAGCCCGCCTGGGGACCGAGGCCCGGCAGGAGCGGCATGTTGTTGCCGATGGGGTCGAGGCCGCGCACGCGCGGATCGGGGTCGATGGAGCGCGTGAAGATGCGGGGGTCGATGTCGCGGGTGAGGATGCGGGGGTCGAGGCTGCGCGTCGGCCCCGGAAGCTCGCCGGGCATCGGGGAGTAGGCCGGGGGCGAGAACTGCGGCAGCGAGGGCTGGGCCGGGGGCGCGGGCCGGGGGCCGGCACGGCGCACGCCACGGAAGAACCCACGGGGGACCATGCGGAGGAGGCTCGGGGGGAGGATGCGGCGCTTGGCCTCTTCCTCAGCGGCGTCGGCATCGACACCCACTCCGGTCAACTGCTGGATCATCGCCTGGATAGCGGCGGTCTGGGCAGCGGTGAGGGCGCCGGACGCGGCGGGGGCAGCGGGTGCCTTGGTCTTGGCCTTCTTCGCCGCATCGCGCTTGGCCTTGGCCTCGTCGCGCTTGGCCTTACGGTACTTGGACTCCAGCGAGCGGAGTTCGGTGACCGCCTTCGTCACGTTCAGCTCGGCCTGCTTGCGCCCGTAGGTGAAGAGCTTCTCCTTCCAGACCTTGTTGCGGAGGCCAACGATCTTCTTCTTCAGCGACTCGATCTTGGCCTTGTAATCGTCAGACGCGGCGCCGAAGGCGCCGAAGGCACCGAAGTCGCCGTAAAAACCGTATGCGCCGAACATCGCTACCTCTCGCTTCTGGCTAACCCTACCGGGGCGCCGGGTGCGGGGCAACGGCTACCCCCCACCCCGGAGGGCCATCGGCCTACGCGACGAACCCGGCGAGCAACGCGGCGGCTCCGTAGATCCACTCCAGTTGAGCCAGCGGCTCGCCCTTGTCGCAGAACTCGTAAGCCTTGCGCCAGAGCGCCACTTCAGTCAGTTCGACGGTGTCGGCGTAGTTGGACGAGGTGCGACGGGTGCGGCCGACCTGTTGCTCCTCCATGCGGACGAGCACTTCGGTCGCTTTCTCCAACGCGAGGAGGAGCTTCGGATCTCGCACGCGAGCCGCGCGCATCCCGGCGTTCGCGATGGACTGCTGGCGCAGACGTTGGGCCTCGGAAGCGCGACGATAGGCCCACTCCACGCTGGTCGCGTTGACCCACTCGCTTACTTCAATGCCCGCTGCGCCCATGCTGCCCTCTGCGCCGTACCTCTAAGGCTGGCGCTGCCAGCCGTCAAAGGGAAACGCCCCGGCGCCTTGCGGCACCGGAGCGTAGCGCACAGGCTACGCGCCCGTGCGAAGTAGCGGCGGTGCTACTGGATGATCGAGTGTTCCAGAATGAGGGTCACGTTGAAGACCCCGGCCGCCGCCGCGTTGACGAGCTGGACGCTCGGCTTGGCGTTGGTGGCGACCCAGATCCACGCGAGGCCCGCGACGCCCGTGCCTGAAACGCCCTGGAGCGAGATCACGCCCGCGTTGGTCGTGGAGAACGCGGTCGTGACGACCGGCTCGTTCGCATAGGTCGCGTTCAGGAAGTCGAACAGCGCGCCCGAGGTGGGCGCGACGGCGAGGAGCTGCGCGTTGGAGATGGTGTCGTTCGCGGCGCCGCTGAGGGTCGCGACGGCGGTCAGCGAGCGCGTGCCCTTGAAGAGCGACGTGAACAGAGCGACGTTTGCCATGACGAACCTCTTACTGCACGATGGTGTGAGCGTGCGTGATGTAGAGGAAGCCGGAGGAGTTGGCTTCGGCGGTGAGGGTCAGCTTGGGGTTGTTCGTCCCGCCGTCGTCAATCGCGTTGATGAAGCCGGGGTACTTCGCGGAGGTCGAGAGCGTGTAGACCAGCGTGGACTGGATGCTCGTCGCGATGGTGCCGCTCAGCGTGCCCGTGAAGCTCGCGCCGGTCTGGAGCGCGGCGGCGGCCTTCGCGTCGGTGCCGCACTGGCCGGCGAGGCTGGCGATGATCCGGCCGATGGTGGAGGTGGTCCCCACGTCGGCGGCGAGGGTCGCGTAGGCGAGGTCGCCGGGCGCGTCGCCGGTCCACGAGTAGACGATCTGGTTGTCGGTAGAGACGACCTTGGTGAAAGCAACAGCGGCCATGAGGGCTCCCAGGAAAGAAAAAGGGTGTCGGGGGAAGGCTATGCGGAGCACCCGCCTTCGGCACGGAAGGAAGGCCACGCGGAGGGCTATCGGCGGCGACGCGCCAGGACGAGGTTGACCAGCGGCCGAGAGAGGAGGCCGGTGATGAACCCGACGATCATGCCGACGGCGATGCGCCGGGGCGTGAGGCTCTTCCGCACGTCCGACGCGATGCCGCGCACGGTGAAGGCTTCACGCTCGGCGATGGCTTCGGGGGCCTGCTCCACGCCCGCAAAGCCGTCGGGGCCTGCAAGCTCCGGCAGCGGAACGCTTCCGCCCTTGCTCGCGCTCACCACGTCCCAGCCGAGATCGACGGTGCGAAGCGTCGGCTCGGCGAAGTGCCACTTCGTCGGCCCGAACGGCTTGTTCCCGATGGTCAGGTAGATATGTGCCCAGCGTGCCGGGGTGTAGGCGTCGCCCTCGACCCAGCGGACGACGCGATCCCCACGGCGCCCGCTGATGACGAACTTCCACGGCAGACGGATGCTCTCGCACAGGGCGGCGAGAAGCAGGGCCATGTCGTCGCAATCGCCGTAGCCCACGCGCAGGGTGTACGCCGGGTCTTGTAGGCGTTCGCCGGGCTCATTCGCGTAGTAGATGCGGTGCTGGACGAACTTCAGCAGGGCGCGGGCTTGATTGTGATAGTCGCGGGGCTTCACGCCGTTGTCGCGGAGGATGCCGATGGCGACCGTCGCGACGCGCGGATCACGACCGCCCTCCAACGCGATGCGCCGGAGGATGGCGATGCGCTTCGGGTCGCTCGTCTCCCCCCACGCGGGGAGGTGGTAGGTCTTCGCACTGTCGAGGTCTACGCGACGCGCTTTGACCCCGCCGACGTTCAGCGTTTCCATGTTCAGGCTCCGATCTGCTTGCGGCGAGCCAGGAACGCGCCGCCTACGAGGAGGAGAAGGGCACCGCCCCCAACGGCCCACGCCCACGCCGGGATGCGCGGCTTCGGCTTCGGCTTCGGCTTCTTCTTCGGCTTCTTCTTCGGCTTCTTCGTAGCGGCATCCACAAGGGCCTTCGCGGCGGCGTCTTTCTCGGCGTAGATATTGATTAGTTCGCTGCCGCTTTGCACGTCATACTTCGGGGCAACGACGCCCGGCGCGGCGGCGAGAAGAGCGGCGTCCCCGGCGGCCAGGATCTCCCGCGCGCGAAGCTCGGCCGCCGCGTAGGTGCCGCGACTGTCCACGACGGCGGCATCGAGTTCCTGCTTCCGGGCTTCGTCCGACACGTCCCGCATCGACGGCGACGACGTCCAGTTGACGTACCCGCCGGGATCGCCCGCGATGATCTTCGTCCGCGATGGCCCGTCGAAGGCGATGAGGTAAGCGTAGAGACTGACCGCCCCGCCCTTGAAGAACACCGTGCCGTCGCTGGTGATCTTGAAGTAGCGCCCCGTGTCCGCTGCCCCGTAGAACCCGCCGTAATCGCCGGTCGCGCGGCTCGGCTGGAACGCGACACGGTGACCCAGCATCCGGCCCCCCGACAAGGTCGCCCACGAATCGACGTAGTCGGAGCGCCCGTTCACGCGACCCCCTGTGCCCGACGTCCCCTCAGAGCGACCGCGATCAGACCGACCACAACAATCGCGGCCCCGCCCACGGCGAAGGGGAACCACGCCTGTTGATAGAGTACGGGTGCCTTCGCCTTGATGCGGCGCTTCTTCTTCTTCGGCTGCGGAGCGGCCTCTGGGGGGATGGTGAACGTCGTCGCCGTCGTCGCCGTCGTCGCCGTCGGGGTCGTCGCGCCCGCCTTCAGCGCCGCGACTTCCGCTTCGGTCGCGCGGCGGCCTCGGGAGCGGATCACGTCCACGACGGTGTTCGTGGTGGCGTCGCCCCTGGCGAAGAACTTCGCGGACACCTGACCCGTGGGGGCGTAGAGGGTCTGGAGCCCCGCGCCCCCCAGGATCACGAACAGGTAGCCCGAATCATCGAACCATAGCTCGTTCGCGTGCAGGTACAACCAATCCGACGGGGACTCGACCCGGCTCGCGGGATCCCCGTAGGTGGACGGACGAAAGCGATGGGGCGCGTGCATGGGCGTCTACCTACCACGCCCGCCCCCACCATCTACTGCCCCGATGGCCCTCGGCTAACTACGCGACCTTCTCCGCGTCGGTCCCTTCGGGCGCGGCTGCGCTGTCGGCTTCGGCTTCCTCGGCTTCGGCTTCCTCGGCTTCGGCGCCGTCGCCCAGCCCCAGCAACGCCTTCAACTGGTCGAGGCCCGCCGTACCCTCCTCCCCGGAGGCGATGTGCGCGATCTCGGTTTCGATGAGGTAGGGCGCGGTCGCTGCCTTCAGCGCGGCCAACTGCGCGGCGACTTGCACGCGCACGCCTACGACGGCGGCCTTGCGCTGGGCCTTCGGAAGCCCCTGGACGACCTGGGCGATCATTGCCTCTTCGACGGCGACGATCTCCTGCCACGCGGGGTTCGCCGCACGGGTCTGAAGGGTGACGCGGGTCCAGCCCACCGGAAGGTCGGCCAGATCGTCGTCCTCCAGCGGGTGATCAGCGGGAAGGTCGGCGTCGTCGGGAAGCGCGCCCGTGAGGGCACAGAACACGTCGGTGGAAGTCATCGGTCAGTCCTCGGTGGGATGGATAGCGGGAAGGGTGCGGTACTTGTGGGCGTACTCCAACTGCTCCGCGATCTCGGGGGCATGGAAGGACGCGACCTGGGCGATGTTCTCGGCGACGAGCCGGGATTCCCGCACCTGTTGAGCATTGAGCGTCCACGTCGCGGCTTCGGGGTCACCCCCGTCGAGGAGGTAGATCGCCTCGCGGGTCGCGTGCGTCAGTCCGTCGCGCTGCGAGAGGTAGACGGACACGAACGGGTTGAGCGCGACGCTCAGGTTCGCGACGCGATCCGGCTGCGGAGCGTCCGCGATCCCGAAGTTCTTGCGCCACACTTCGACCAGGGCGATCCACTGGTCCTTGCCGTGAAGCGCCTTGACGCGCTTCTCTTCGGCGATGCGCGTGTCGGGCGTCTCTACCGGCGTGACGACGCGGAACGGTGTCACGCTGGCGGTCGGCGCGGCTTCCGCGCCGCCCTCTTCCGCGTCGTCGCCGTCTTCCTCGTCATCGGCTTCCACGCCGTCAAGGTGCTCGCGCACGGCGTCGGTCACCATCTCCCGCACACGGTGGCGCGAGACTGTGCCCTTCTTGGGCTTTACGAGCTTCGCAAGGGACTTCGTGAGGGACTTCACGGTGTCGAGGAGGGCGATGAACTCGCCTTCGGTCAGTTCGTATTTCATGGGAAGCTCAGGAGTAGCGGAGGTCAGAGGGAACGAGGGCCGACGCCTTCAGGGCGACGACAATGCGGGCGGCGAGCTTCGCGTTCGCACCGGCTTCGCGCAGCGCGCGGGTGACCGTGACGGTCTGGACGTAGTGATAGACCGAGGGCTCGGTGGCGATAGCGGTGGCGATGATGCCTTCCCACTCGGGCTCCTTCGCCTTGCCCAACGTGACGACGAGGGTTCGGAGTGCGGTACGCGCCGACTTCTGCGCGGCGGGGTTCAACGCGGACTTGGGCGCGGCGGCCTTGGGTGCGGCGGCCTCGTCGTCGCCGTCGCCGTCCTCCCCGTCCTCGTCCTCGTCTTCGTCGTCCCCGTCGTCGTCGTCGTCGTCGCCGTCGCCGTCGCCGTCCTCGTCTTCGTCCTCGCCCGCCTGCTGGGGGTAGCCCTGCTGGGGATAGCCCTGCGGCACCATCTGCGCGGGCACCATGACCGGCTGGCCGTTCGGCCCCTGCACCAGCATGTAGCCGGGGGGCACCTGGGGCATCCCCTGCATCGGGCCGGCAAGCTGGCGCTGCGGCATCATGCCCTGCATCCCGTAGCCCTGGGGGAGCATCGGGAACGGGCTCATGCCGGACTGAAAGTTCGGGGACACGCCGGCTTCGGCCATCGCGGTCACCCGCTTCGTTTTGATCTGCTCCTTCACGACTTCGCCCGCGACGCCCGCAACCTTGCCGATGAGATCCGACCATCCCTCACCGGGGCCGCTGCTGCCGCCCTCGTCGCCGCGCGAGAGGAGCTTCTGCATGAGATCGACGGGCTCGACGCCGATGCTCTGGAGCATCGCGCCCACTTCCTTGATCGTGTCCTTCAGTCCCCCGCCGTTCGCAGCGGCCTGTACGGTGAGCTGGGCCTGCTGAAGCTGCATCATGCGTTCCGCGTGCTCACGGTCGCGATCCTTCGCGATGTCGAGTTCGCGCATTTTCATCGAGTGCTGGCGCTCGCGCTCGCGCTCACGCTCCTCTTTCTCCAGCTTCTCGCGGTCAAGTTTGCGCTCGGCCTCGTCCTTCTCCTGCCGCATCTTGCGGTCGAAGTCCTGCTGCTGAAGCACCATGCGGCGCTCCCACTCCTGCTGATCGCGGTCGCGACGGTGGCGCTCTTCGGCCACGGCTTGCGTGAACCGAAGTTCATCCCGCTCGCGAGAGCGGTCGCTGTCCTCCTTGGCCTTCTCGCGGTCGCCGCGCATCATCTCCAACTGGCTCTGGAAGAAGGCGGCCATGCTGTCGCTCGTCTGCTGGTTGCGCGCCTGCTCCGCGCGCAACTGTTGTTCGGCGCGGCTCGACTCCGTCTGCATCATGCGCTCGGCGATGGCCTGGACCCCGCTGGCGGCGTTGCTGGCGAGGTCCACGCGCTCGCGCGCCATCTCGGCCATCAACTCACGGGCACGCGAGCGCTCTTCGTCCAGGGCCTTGGTCGTGCCTCCGACCGTGTCGCGCATGAGCGCCAGCAACTCGGACGGCAGGGCGTTGGTCGAGTGCTGCGTGAACCCACCGGGGGGCATGAGGGGCATAGATGCGCTCCGAATCTGGGAAAGTACGGCGTGATGCTCGCTGATAGGGATGGTGATCTCCTGCCCGATCTCGCGGCCGTCCATGTCGATGGGGCGCAACTTGAAGGTCGCGCGGCCCTCGCCGGGGCGCGGCATGGCGCTGAACCATTGACGGACGAGGTCTTCTTCGGTGGCGGCGGCGTCGATCACGCCCAGCCCGACGGGGACGCCCATTTCGATCTTCCAGACGCGAAGCTGAACGACCTGGGGGAAGGCGCTGGCCTGCGAGAAAAGGCGCACGCTGGTCGCACGGCCGCCCGCCGTGTAGGCCCCGCTGCCGTGGATGTCGGAGTGCTGGGGCGAGCCGCCCAGCATCGGCGACGGCGGCAACTGTTCCATCCGGTTGCCGGGGGGAGCGACTTCGTCCTCGCCCTCCCCGCCTTCCAGCCCGTCAAGGTTCTCGTCTTCGTTGAAGGTCAGGTCAAAGTCGGAGTTGCGACGAGCCATGTGTGTCCGTGGGCCTCTTGCGCCGACCTAATAAGCGCGCGTTAGACATCCAGCAATAGGGGTACGATGCGTTTGCCCCTGCTCCGGAGATCCCGATGTCCTTGCTGAAGCGAACCATCCCCATCCCCACGTTCCGTCGCCCGGACGCGAAGCCCCCCACTGTACCCGTACCCGCTTTCCGCGCGCCGTTCGCGCGGCCCGAACTTGTGGCGCCGGAGGCGCCTGTGCTGCCGCCCCCGGCACCCCCGACGCCCGCCGACCCGCTCCCCTCGCACATCGCGAAGAAGGCGGTCCCGAAGGTCCGGACGGGCGTGAAGCCGCTCCCCGACCCTCGCAAGGGGGGACGCCCCCGGCACAACGTGGGGACGACGCGCGACGTGAAGGCGACGATCAGCTTGTCGCAGGACGAGGCCGATGTCATGTCGGCGGCGGCGGCGAGGGAGGGGCTGGCCTTCAGCGCGTGGGTGCGCCGCATCATCTTCGACGTGGCGCGCGTCGTCCAGCGGCCTCACGCGGAGCGGGGCGGTCTGGAGGGCAGCGTCTAAAACGAGAGCGGGGCCGGATCCGTCAGGATCCGACCCCGCAGGGCGCAAGGAGGCAACAGCGCACAGGCAGCATAGCCGCTATGCCGCTATGCCGCCACTACAGGGCCATGAGCATCGCCACGACGGCATAGAGCATCAGCCACCCGAAGCAGAGGCCCACAACGTGCGCGGGGCCATATTTCGGCAGATCGATGGGATTCGGGCGGGACATGGGAACCTCGGGGAAGTCGAGCCGGGGCGAGATTGCCGCCGACGCCCCTCCTCTATGTCCACCTCTGCCAGCCGTCAAGCCGACGGCTATGAAGATAGTTTCGTCTCGTTCCTTGCCATCCGACAACGGCGTGCTATTAGGATTGGGCAACGGAGAACAAAGATGGCGACCAAGCAGATCGGCAGCAAGCAATGGCAAAAGACGAACAGCACGACCTCGGCGGCGTTCAGCCCCTACAAGCCCTTCAAGGAGCAGATCACGTCTGCCGTCAAGTCCGACGGTCGCGCCATGGTCACTACCTCCTGGCTCGCGCTCCGGAGCATCGTGCGCGCCACGGTGGGGGAAGACGCCCCGAAGTGGTCGGGAATGGACGATTCGGCGCTGGAAAAGAGGATCGGCATGAAGAACCTCGCGTGGGCGCATGTCGCCGATGCGTGGGGCGCGAACCTCGGCGGCGTGGCCTTTATGATCGACGCGAGCGATCCTCACTACGTCGCCGTTCGCGCTGCCGCCCTTGCTTTCAGGGCGGCGGTCACCGGCAAAATGCCCGGCGCGCTTCACTCCACGGTCCAGGCTCCGACCCTTTGTGCGAAGGCGCACCTCACGGAGTCGATCATCAAGTCTGCGCTGGTGCTCGCGCTCAGCGGGGGGAACTAAAATGGGAACGACCTATGCCAAGCTCAACACCGGGGATTGGGGCGTCCGCGTCGAAGGGCCGAAGCCCGCCGAAGGCGCCGCGCTCACCGTCACGAAGAAGGACGGAACGCAGAAGAAGGAAGTGATCGAGCGGGTGCTGTGGTCGGGGCAGGGGGTCTACCTCTGCGCCATCGCGCCGAAGGGGGCGCCCCCGGCGCCCCTGGCTCCGAGCGGCGGGGCACGGCGGCGCCCCTGGAGCCCGTGCGGCTATCCCGGCTGCAACCCCCGGCACTGTGACGAGTGTGACGGGTGACCGGCGAGGCGTTCAGCGAGAAGATCAGCAAGGCGTGGGTCGCGGCGTTCGGGCGCCGGCCCGACGCGGTCTTCGTTTACGGCGAGGAGATCCGAGTCGAGGGGCTTGCGATCTACCCCCTCGACGGCGAGCGGTGGGGCGTCGGGATGGTCGTGTCGATCCCGCCCGAAGCCCCCGGCGAGCCCGCCGAAGACACCGTCATCCCCCAAGCGGAGCTAAACACGCGCGAGGAGGCGTTCTTCCACCTCCTGACGGTCGCGAGCGTCGCCGACGAAGCGCGGCGCCAACTGGAAGGGCGTCGCTCCCGCTGGGATGAGCTACTGCGCCCGTTTTAGCCCGCTCCCCCGAAGTCCGATAGCCCCCGGTGCGGTCACCTGACCCGCCGGGGGTTTCGCGTTGCGATAACGGGGACGCTGGAGATCCCGCGCATGGCCGTCCGCATCCCCATCGTCGCCATCATCGCCGCCATCCCCCGAGCCGTGCGCGCCGCCAAGCTCGTCGCCGCCGACGACAAGGCCCCCGCGAGCCCCGGCGGAACCAAGGTCACGGCCGCCGAGGTAGCCGAAGCCGTGGCCGTGTTCGTTGCGGCTCTGACCGAAGAGGTACTGCCCGCCATCCTCGCGTCCAACGGCTGCACGGCGAAGGTCACGGTATGAACCAGCGTCGCGCCACCCCCGACGCCCTCACCGCCATGCTCCTCCAGCTTTGGGCCGCGCTGCGCTCCGCGCACCGTGTCTATTGGACGCTGCACTGGCAGGCGCCGAACTACGGGGACCACCTCCTCTACCAGCGGCTCTACGAGGCGCGGGTGAAAGAGATCGACCGCGTGGCCGAAGCCATCGCCGGGCTCTACGGCCGCGAAGCCCTTGGGGCCGTCGCGGGCATCGAGAAGGAAGCCCAGGTGCTCCGCGCTACGATGGCCTCTCCGGAGCCCTCTGTGCGCGCTGCGGAGTTCATCCACGAAGCGACGCGCGCCGCGAACGCCGCCATCGGCTCGCATCCCTACGGCATCGCCGTCAACAACATCGTCGCCGGGATCGCGGATAACGCCCTGGAGACGGTCTACCTCCTCCAACAGCGCACCCGGTAGGCCGTGAGTCGCAGCCCCGCCGCTCGCGTCAACGCCCTGCTTCCGAAGTCGGAGCAGCGTCGGCTACTCGCCGCGATGGAGAACACACCATCGGGCTCAGCCTACGGCCCGACGTGGGACGGGGAGCGCCGTACCACGTTCCGGGGCATCTCCTTCACGCCTCCGGCCATCGTGCGGCAGCGCGCCGCCGAGGGTCTGGAGCTTGTCGCCGCCGGGCACCGGGGCGGCACCGACATCGGCTACGGTCGCGCCGTCCAGTTGGCGACGAAGGCCACCGTCTACCCGCGCGACGTGCTGCGGATGCGGGACTACTTCAGCCGCCACGCCGTTGACCTCCGTTCCGCGTCGGCCCGCCGGGGCGACATCACCCCCGGCGTCGTCGCGTGGCTCCTCTGGGGCGGAAACGAAGGCAGGACGTGGGCGAACCGTACCGCTGCCGCGATGGCCGACGCGCACCGCCGCACGAACCCGGCCTCGACACGCCGCACCCACCCGGCGCTCTGGGCCGCCGTCGTTCGCGAGGTCACCGCTGGCGCCAAGGGCGGCAAGCCCGGCCAGTGGTCGGCCCGCAAGGCACAGATCGCCGTCACGCTCTACACGGCGGCGGGCGGCGGCTACGTCGGCCCGAAGTCCCCGTCGAACTCGCTGGCCCGCTGGACCGCCGAGCGGTGGCGCACGAAGTCCGGAGCGCCGTCGTTGGCTACCGGCGAACGCTACCTCCCCGCTGCCGCTATCGCCGCGCTCTCTGACGCGGAGTACGAAGCAACGACTCGCGCGAAGCGCGCGGGCCTCGCCCGTGGCGAACAGTTCACCCCGCAACCCCCATCCATCGCGGCGAAGACCCGCCGCTTCCGGAGATGAGCATGAACAAGAACCTCGCCGCTGAACTCGCCCTCGTCACTGCCGTCGGCTTCGGCCTCGCGAAGTTGACCGGGGCCGTCCCCTTGCTCAACGACCGCAAGATGCTCACCCGCACCCTGCTCTACACGCTGGGGTACTACGTCGCGACCCGTCGCCCCGCAGGCGGCTACAAGCTGTTGGAATCGAAGTAGGAGCCTCCCATGCCCATCGTCCGTCGCCGCAACGGCATCGTCCGCGTCCCGAAGCTCTGGGTAGATGCCGCCACCGAGGCGTTCTTCGACCTCCAGGCAAAGGGCGGCGGCTCCCTGACGATCCCGCTCCCCCTGAAGGTGTTCCCCTACCCGAAGATCCGCGAAGCCCTGCTGGCGATCTACCCGGCGAAGTTCGTCCCCCTGTTCTTCAAGGTCGGGACGATCAACGCGGGCGGCAGCACCGGAACGAAGGGCAGCGGGGGCTACCCCGTCGCGATCAACATCAGCGAGACGGGCGCGTCGGCGGTCAGCACGATCTACCATGAGCTGCGGCACGTCGTGCAGTACCTTGGGGACGAGGTCGTGAAGACGAAGAGCGGCACCTTTGGCCGTCCGACCCCGGCAGCGGTGAAGTCGCTTCGCGCCCGCAAGAAGGGGATCAAGTCGGGCGCCATCAAGGCGACCCCTTTCCAGGCGTACCTCTCGGGGGCGTCGGAGTGGCAACCTTGGATCGGCTCGACGTCGGACAAGATCGTCGGGAAGATCCTCGCCGGAGGTCTGACGAAGACCGCCGACGTGAACGCCGCGATCCGCAAGGGCATCGTGAGCAGCACTTTCTACGGGGGCACCGACCCGGCGACCCGGCGCGAACTCATGCGTCAGGTCTACACCGAAGTCGTGCGCCAGTTGAAGGGCTACACCGACGTCATCCCCGCGAAGCACCCGAAGGCCGGGCCGCTTCCGAAGGCGCCGGCTCCCAGCGCCCCATCGGCGCCGAAGCCCGGCGCCTACACCGTCAACGTGAAGGTCGAGGGCGCCGGCCCGCAGATCGCCAACGAAGCGACCTACGCCGGCAAGGACAGCAAGGGCCGCGACAAGCTGGCCGTCCCGGCAGCGGACAAGGACGCCGCGCTCCTGGCCGCTGAGCAGTTCGTCATGCTCGCGAAGGCGGGCTCTACGCTCTACGGCGGCGTGATCTACGTCGTCCGCATCGCCCACGGGGGCAAGGAAAGCGAGGTCTACGTCGCCGGGGCGAAGGGCGCGGCGGCGTCCGCACCGCCTCCCTCTACCCCGAAGCCGAAGGCGGCTCCAAAGCAGGACAGTGGCGTCTACTATGCGGACTTGGGCCTATCGGAGAACGAAGCGAAGACGCTGAAGAAGTACCGGATGCCCTACGGGTACTCGGAGTTCAGCGTGATCTTCGCGAACGGGAAGTTCTACGTCCAGATCACCCCTGACTTGCTCCTCGGGTTATCGGGCGCGAAGGCTAAGCAGGCCGTAGGAGCCCTGGGTAGCGTCGGCTGGCACCTTGTGTCGGGCGGGGACAAAGTTGCCGCGAAAACGATGCCGGAACTCCCGATGTTCTCCCTCGCGAAGCCGAAAGCCGCAGCCGCCCCGAAGGCCCCGAAGGCCCCGAAGGCCCCGAAGGCTTCCGGGGATGCCGCCTCAGTCCTCGCGAAGTGGGCGTACAAGGGTGGCAAGAAGGCGGTCTACTGGAGCAACGGGCAGCAGACGGTCATGCTTCGCCCGATGCCCCGCGTCAAGGACACGGACGAGCCCGACGACTCTGGGCATCCGATCTACTACCCGCATCCCGACCTGTTCGTGCTTCACTACGCGGGCTGGACAATCGTGAAGCCCCCGTCCGTCTTCACGACGTCCCCGTTGGCCGCGTCGTCGGTGTTTGTAGACAAGGATGTATGGAAGGCCGCGAAAGCGCAGGCAAAGGCGCACGAAGCCGCGAAGAAGAAGGCAAAGGCCGCGACGAAGAGCAACCCGCGCCGTCCCCGCCGCGCCCCCCGACGCCGCACGCGCTGAAAGCAGAAAGCCCCCGCCGCCTATCGGCGGCTGGGGGCTTGGTTGACCCGGAGAGGGGCTAACGAGGGCGGTGACGGGGACGATGGCGCCGGGGCTTGCGCGTCGCCGGCAGCGCGGGGAACAGGTCCAGCGGCTCCCCATAGGGCGGCCCGAAGACGTAGTCGGGCGGCGGCCCGTCGTTGCGCCGCCAGCCCCCGAACCGCTGGGGCGGGGAGATCCGAAGCATCGCCCCCCACACGCTCATGCAAGCGTCATGGTAGTCGCGGCCGTGCTGGCGCGTCGTTTGGTCCTTGAAGTTCCCGAAGTCGATGCTCGCCGTGTAGTCGGCCATGAAGGCGCCGAAGTCGGTGGCATTGACATAGGCACGGAAAGGGTAGTCCGTCCCGCCCCCGGAGAGGGTCGGCCCCAACGTCGGGCAGCGTGCGCGGACGTTGTCGAGGGAGAGGGCGTCGCGAGCGCGAACGCACAGGACACCGGGCTCGTCCCCCGGCTTGTGGACGACGGAAACGAAACCGAAGGGAAAGAAAAGCCACATGCTAAGCCTCGTAGTTCGTGGGGACGGGGTTGGGTCCGTGGAGCGGACAATCCGCGTTGTCGCACTCTTCTTCTTCTTCCTTCGCGTGCTGAGCTTCGGCGTCGGCCTCCTGAAGCTCATAGAAGACGTTCCCGACGTCGATCTGAAGCGCGCGAGGCACGTCCGTCGGCGCGTCATCGAGGATGAGGCCGACGCGAAACAGGTCACGCGCGACCAGCAGCGCCTCTCGCAAACCCACATCGTCCTCTTCCTTGTTGCGTGAGACGCCGTCCACGCCGTGCATCACGGCACGGATGAGCAGTTCCCTCTGCGCGACGACGGTGTCGAAGAGCATGGCGACAAGCTCTTCGTGCGCGGACAGGTCGCCCCCGCGCCGCTTGGCCCGATCCACGATCTGAAGCGCCATTTGCATCCCGGCGAGCGTGGGAAGCTGAAGCATCGCAAGGTGCGGCTCGTCTTCCATTCCCGGCGTGTCATCTACCAGAATCCGGGCATCGCAGCCCTCGCAGTCGTCTACGTCGCAGAAGAAGGTCGGGTGAGTGGTCATTGAGGCTCCGAGGTTGCCCATTCCTTATAGCCCCGCCCTTGCCATGCGTCAAGCGTGCAGGAGGTAGCCCGCAGCCGCCACAAGGTCGTCGGGGCCGTGAAGCGTCGATGCCCCGTCGCGGCGTACCAACAGCAGCAACCGAGTCCGCGCCAGCCGCTCCAGCATCTTCTTCGCGCCCTCCGATGCGGCGTCTCCGGCCTGGATCTCCCGCAGCACCATCGGCACAGAGGCCACGGGCGCCGGGATGTCGGGGATGATCCCGGTGAGGTCGGGCCGTTCGGCGTCGGGGAACGTCCCCGGCGCGTCAAGCCAGCCGCAGCGATAGGCGCGGCAAGGGTGCGGACGCTCGGCGTAGATGGCGCAGCCCCCGCTGGCGTGCGCGCACGCCGTGAACGCGGGCTTCGCGAGGGCGTCGATGCTGAACGCCGTGCAGCACGCCGTGCAGTCTCCGCAGCCCCTCATGCGTTGAGCTTCGCGAGGATCGAGTCGAACACGGCGTCGGGATCGTCCAGCCCGGCGAGGGCTTCGCTCGCCCCGTCCAAGCTCCCCCCGTCGGCGACCCGCTCGACACGGGCGATCTTGTCGAGGAGGATCGACGCGACGTGCTCGTCCACCGTGCCCTCCGCGATGCAGTAGTAGATGCAGACGGGGCGGTCCTGCCCAAGCCGGGTGAAGCGGCCCTCCCATTGGGTCAGTTGGCCCGGCGTGTACGGCAGCATCACGAAGAAGGCGGCGTCGGTGCATTGGAGCCCGTCGATGGCCGTGCCCCACGCCTCACCCGTCCCGACGAGCACACACCCGCCGTCATGCGCGATGTAGGCCCGCTTGATGTCGTCGCGCTCGTTCTGGCTATGCCCGCCGTGCCCACACCAGACGGTCGCCTTCCGACACGCGCCCCGGATGCTCGCGGCGAGGTCGTCGGAGTCCCGACGGCGCCCGGTGAACACGACGATCTTATGCCCGCTCTCGACATGGTCGGCGATGCGCCCCAGCACCGCTTTGCGCTTCTTCGACGCCGCCTCCGCGAGCTTCAGTTCCAGCAAGGCCGCCGGCCCGTTGCCCGCCGCTGCCTTCTGTTCGCGGCTGAACCCAGGGGCCGCGTCGCACTGTTCGGCGCCGCTGATATACATGCTCTCCCGACGCTTCGCGGGGAGTTGGGCGTGGGTCGTCGCGTGATCGACCCGGTGTAGCAGGTAGCCCAGCCGTGCCACAAGTTCGTCGGGGTTGCTAATCCCTGACGTGTCGAGCCCGCCGTAGGTGCCCGGCCGCGCGTCACAATAGCGACGCGCCCAAACGCTGAAGCTGCCCCAAGCCCCCGGCTCTAACAAGTCGAGTTGGCCCCAAAGGTCGCGGATACGGTCGGACACCGGGGTCGCCGTCGTCGCCAGCCGCCGCGTCGCCGCCTTCGACAACGTCGCCACCGCCGTCACGGTGTTGTCCCTGGGCATGATGCCGACGATCCCGCCGTCCTGCGAGGGCTTGACGAAGCCGCCTCGCGCCTTGACGCTGGCGATGGCTGCGGCGTCGTCCTCCGCAAGCGGCAGAACCTCCCAGCGTTTGCCGCTCTTTCCCTTGTGGCTCTCGTCCAGAACGAGCGAGGTTACACCCGTCGCGAGCAGCGCGTTGACATGGTCGGCTACGCTCTCCCAGCCGACGACGATCCACGGGGGTTGACCCTCCTGCCGGCACCACGCGACGTAGTCGGCGAGGCCCTGCCAGCGGTCACGCTTCCGCACTTCGGCGGCGGGCTTCAGGGCGTAAGCCTCGTAGCGGGTGAAGCGTGACACCTCGCGCGCGAACTGCGCCCGCGTCGTTGCCCGCGTCACGATGACGGTGGCCCCGTGGGGACGGCTCGCCGCCCACAGGATCGCCGACACCGTTTTGCCGCTGCCCGTCGGATGATGGAGCATGGCCCCCGCCCGGTTGACAGTAAAAGCCAACGCCTCTCGTTGGTACGTTGTCAGAAACCCGTCGAGGACAAACGGCTTCGCCACGCCGTCGAGCGAGGCGCGCACCTCCTCCCAGGACGCATCGCCTTGCGGGGGCTGAAGCCATGCCACGTCGCCCGCCGTCACGCCGACGCCGCGCAGCAGCCCGTCGAGGATCGGGACGGCGTGCCACGACGCCGTGACGCGAGGCCCCTTCACCCGCACGCCGGGGATGGCTTCCATCGCTTCCGCCAGCCCGTTCGGCATCGGGGGCATCGTCGCCGTAAGGTGCGGATAAGAAGGCGGGGCAAAGCGGCTCATAGCTGTTCTCCGTTGTTCCGCATAGCCCCGCCCTTGCCAGCCGTCAAGGCTTCGGGGCTCCAGGGGTCAGGTGGGCGTCGAGGACGAGGGCGGCGGCGCGACGGCGCTCCACCGCGAGGATGCGATCCAGGGCCACGGCGCGGTCGTCCGTCCACTCGATGCACGGATCCACGATGGGGCAGTCGGGCACCGGCCGCCCCTGCTGCCACGACGCCGTAGCGCACCCGTCGGTGAGCGTCCAGTAGTGCTCCGTCCAACGCTGCCCGAAGCCCACAGCGCGCGTCGGGTCGAGGTGGTAGGGGCTCCCCTCGGGGAGCCGGGCGTTGACCAGCCAAACAAGCGAGCGCAGCGGGCACGTCTCGGTCGGGTCCACGTCCATCCACTCCTCGCAGCAATACGCGCAGACATCGGGCTCTCCGGCGGGCTCGCGGACGTGGGGCAGCAGGGCGCTCATGGCGCACTCTCCAGCGCGGCGACGAGGGCCTCGGCCTCGGTGCGGCAACATGCGAGTGCTTTCTTGTGGAGCCACCCCGCGTAGACCACCGCCCACACCGTCGCGCCTCGCGGCACAACGGTGATCTTCGGATCCCCCCACGCCTCCCGCACCAACGCGAGCAGACACCCCCGCGTTGCGGCGTCGGTGAGGTCGGGGATGACAGGCCACGCCGCATAGTCCCAGGTGTCGCCACCGTCGAGGACGCGACCCTCGCGCAAGAGGTAGTCGCGCATACCGGGCGGGGTAGCGCGCAGGCGCATCATCCCCGGAAGCCAACACCAGCCCTTGCAGGCGACGAGGCGACGGGAGAGGGCAATCTGTTCGTCGGTCATTTCGTCTCCTGGGCGGGCGACCACGGCGCGAGGTGCGGACACGCGGGGTCAGCCATGAGGTAGCGGTAGCCAGCGGCATCGAGGGAGAGCGGCACGACCACTACCCCCGACAGGAACGACCCGCGTTCGTTCGCGCACACCACAGACCGCCCTACGTCGTCGGCCCACACCTGACCGGCGCGGTAGCCGGGGTGCGGGAGCGGGTACGCCGCGTCATGGGCGGCTGCTTTCGCCAGGGTCATGTCCGTGTGCCACGGGCGTTCGGGCAGACGGTCAGGAGCGCACGGGAAGGCACGCCGGACGGCTTCGGGTAAGGGCTTCATTTCTCCTCCTCGCGGCGGTGCTCACCGCGCTCGATTGCAAGTGCCAGGGCGGTGTAGCCACCTCGCTTGATGTGCCATCCGGCGATGATCGCTGCGTTCCGCTTCCGCTCCTCCCGCCGCGCCTCGTCCAGCAGGGCGGCGAGGGCGGCCCCGATCGCGCTCCGGATGTCCGCGCGATACTCCCCACCGTCGGCAATGGGACGCCCGATCGCCTCCTCGACGCAGGGGATGATACGCGCGCGCTCCTCCCGAAGCCCGGCCCGTCGCCCGTGTTCGCGCTCCCGCTCGGCCGTGGCGGCTCGGGTGAGGGCAGCGGCCCGCTCGGCGGCGCGCTCGGCGGCGCGCTCCAACCGCAGCCGCTCGACCTCTGCGCGGATCTCGGCCAGCGCAGAGAAGGCGTCGTCGCGTGCGGTATTGCTCATCCGGTCGTCGCCGTAAATGCCGTCGTTGATGCGGCTCTCGATGTCGTCAAGGTCGATAGTCATTTCTCCTCCGCGCGGCGGTGCCCGCCGCGCTCGATTGCAAGTGCCAGGATGGGGTACTCCTCGTCGCGCAACCACGTCACCACGGCGGCGCGCTCGCGCTCTGCCTCCGGGTGCAGGGGCATCGGCGTGTCGCCCGTGGTCGTGCCGTCCTCGCAGTCGGGGCAGTTGTGCCGGTAGCTCGTCGCAAAGCTGAACGCACCCCCTCCATCGTGGTGGATCTTGAGGTTGCCTCCCGTGACGCAGCAGCGCCCCGTGCAGGTCGGGCAGGGTTCGTCGGTCATTTCGACTCCTCGCGGCGGTGCTCGCCGTTCTCGATGATGTAAATGGCGTAGTCGATGTCGTCAGATGCGTGGGCAGTTTCAGACGTGGCGAGTGTTTCCCGCAGGAACGCCACCACGACGGCCCGTTCGCGCTTCGCGTCCTCGGCGTTCTCGTTCTCCGCTTTCGCGGCTTCCTCGGCCCACGTCCGCATGGTCGCGGCCTCGGTGCGAGCGGCTTCCACCTCCGCGATCAACGCGGCGATGTCGCCGGGGGCGGCGGTGATAAAGTCGGCGTCGGCGTTGGCCTGCGTCCACCCACGGGCGCTACCCTGCTCCGTCGCGTGACACCGCAGCGGGCCGTGCGCCGACCACGCCTTCGGCCCGAACTCGCCGGCTCCGGGGGCGATTGCGCCCTTCGTCGGCCACTTTCCCACGACGCGGGCCAGCCGGGCTTTGATCGCGTTGAGGTCGATCATTCCGTCTCCTCGTTGTAGGGCACGGGCAGACAGACGATGACTTGGCCGGCTCCGGTGTGCCAGCACTCCACGTCGGGACGCGGGGCCTCGCAGGGCGTCCAAGACACCGGGGCAAGCGCGGAGCGTGCCGGGGCGGCCTCGGTGGCGCCAGCCTGTACCAAGATCGCGCCGATGCCGGCGCAGGCGGCGGCGCTCGCGACGGCGAGGAGGGTGGCGAGGATGACTCCGAAGATATGATCGTTTGAACTGCTCATTCCTTCTCCTCGCGGCGGTGCTCGCCGCGTTCGATGGCGGACGCGAAATCGTCGAGTCGTGCCCCACGCACGAACGCCACCACGGCGGCGCGCTCGGCGGCGACCTCGGCCCGCGCCTCATCACGCTCCCGCTCGGCACGCTCGATGTCGCTGTGGTCGTTGTAGTCGGCCCGAAGCTGGCTCACGTCGTCCACCGCGCGCCGCCACAGGTGGACCCACCCGCTCTCCAGGGTGTTGCCGTCGGTGTCGGTGCCGGTGAGAATAGCGCACTCGGCCAGCATCCGGCGGGCGTCGTCGCGCGCGGCTCGCTCGGCGGCGACCTCGGAGCGCAGGGCGCACACGGCCGCCCAAGCGGCGCGGTGGGCCTCGGACCCGCCTTCGCGCGCCTCGGCGGGCATCTCGCCCCGGCAGACGGCGGCGATGTCGGAGAGGAGATCGTCGGCGGCGTGAGCGCGGTGGCGCCACTCGTCATGGATCATTTCGGGCTCCGGGGTGACGGACGTTGCGCGAAAGAGCATAGCGCGAGCCTTGCCAGCCGGCAACGTGCGGAGTGTTCTCATATAGCGATTATTGCCACTCGGCAAAAGCGGCGGGGTCGGTTACCCGTCCCGGCGAGGCAACACACATGATCAGTGAGAAGGAAGCGGCCTGGGCCATCCCGCCGCAGGGTTGGGTACGCGACTACATCGAGCACGCCGTGCTCCAGACGACGAGCCCGCTGGGCTACCATCTCGCGACGGCGCTCGCCGTCCTCGCGACGACGTGCCCCACCGACTACGGGATGCGCTACGCGGGGACGATGCGCCCCAACTTCTACGCCCTGCTCGTCGGGCGTTCGGGCGAAGACCAGAAGAGCACGGCGCTGGGCATCGGGCGCGACATCCTCTTCGCGGCGGCGCCGACGCTCATCGGCGAACATCCGGGGAGCTGGGAAGGGCTCGTTGACTCGCTCTCGCGTCAGCCGTCCCAGGTGCTCGTCTACTCCGAGTTCGGCAAGTTCCTTTCGCAGGCGCAGAAGGGGTACTTTGAGCCGCTGAAGGCGTTGATGACCGACCTCTGGGACGCGACGCCGCAGCAGCGGGCGAAGGCGAACGGTCAGTCGATCCGCGTGGACAACCCCCGCCTCTCGATCATGGCGGCGTGCTCGCTGCCCTATCTGGAGCGTCACACCGAAGCCCACGATTGGAGCGGCGGCTTCATGGGGCGGTGGGCCGTCATCTACGCTCGGCGCGAGCGCACCGACCCCGACCCCGTCGGCGATCCGTCGCGCATCCCGGAACTGGCCGCCGGCCTCGTCGCTCGCGCGACGATTCCCCAGGCGGCGGTTTGCTTGGGCCTCGACGCGCAGGCCAAGGCGATGTGGGATGAGTGGTACTACGAAGTCGAGCGTCGGCCCTTCCCCGACATGATCTCCGGCGCGAAGACCCGCGCCCCGACCATCGCGCGCAAGGTCGCCATGCTCTACGCCTGGGACTTCGGGGCGGCGACGGGCGGCGCTCCGTTTCACGTCGGCCTCGACGTGCTGGAGCCGGCGCTGCGCTTCGCGGAACTTCACCTTCGGAGCATCGCGGGCCTCGCCGACAAGCTCGCCGAGCATCCGGAAGCCGTGACCCGCCGCACGGTGCTGGAGTCGATCCCCGACACCGGGGCGACGCTGGGCCAAGTGCTGCGTACCACGAAGATGAAGCGTCGCGGCGTCTCTGAGATCCTCGACGCTCTGGTCCTCGACGGGTCGATCACCCGCGCCTCGCTCGCGGGCGGCGACGCCTTCTTTGAGCGGATGGTCGCCAAGGCCCTGTAGACGGCCGCCAGCGGCAACGCAAAAGGGGCATCGGGTTTCGGCCCGGTGCCCCTTTCGCTTTGTGTGGCGACCCTCTACGCGGCGGTGCGACGGTGCTCGCGGAGGAGACGCTGCATCGTGGTCGGAGCCATCGGCACGGCCTCACCCGGCGCACGGGGGAGCAGGGGCGCCGACGCCGACGGTGCATCGTCCCCGTAGGCCCAACGGGTGACCACGTCGAGCGGTGCGCGGGGAAGCAGCGCGTAGTCGGCCGTCACACCCGCCGGGGCGGCGAAGAAGGCGCGATCCGGGAAGGCGCGTTCCTTGGCTTCGGAGTGAACGCGCATCCCCCACGTCATCCCGGCGAGGTCACGGGGTTTCAGATGGCCGGCGATCACCAGCAACGCGATAGCCGCCACCACGTCCTCCGGCACGTCCACCGCAAGCTCCGACACGATGAGGTCCGGCACCTCCTCTCCCACGCTCGCCGACCACGCGACGTAGCAGCGCCACGCGGTTCGATGCGGTGAGCGATGGTGCGCCGGCAGGGTGGCTACCCATCCCGCCAGCCCTTCGCTCGTCAGCGGCGCGTGCGCGAGCATCCGCCGCACCTGGGTCAGGTAGGTAGAGACGGACGCCGAGGTCAGCCCCCGTTGCGCGACGAGCCACGCGGCGAAGGTCTTCCAGGGTTCGGATCGAGTGCGGGCCATGATGCTCCTGACAGGTGGGAGCTATGGCATAGCCCGCCTGGACACGGGCGGCAAGCGTTGACGGTGCTCTCCCCGGTGCTGAAGGCGTGGAAACGAAACTCCGGAGTTTGGGGAGCGCCGAAACGAAACTCCGGAGTTGGAGGGGGTCCGAAACGAAACTCCGGAGTTTGGTGAGCCATACCTAATAGGGATAGGGGCATAGCTATCACTTTTTATCTCTCTCTCTATACTCACTTTCCTAATAGGGCATAGCGGCTATGACTTTGGCATCCTGAGTAGGGGTTCTCGGGGCTTCTCCAGGGGTGTAGAAGCACAGTAAAAAAACACGAGCTATGCCCTATCGCTATTAGGAATAGGGCCTCTTTCCTAATAGCGATAGGGGGCTATGCCCCAGAAAGTGCCTATGTTGGATAGGCGTATGCCCGCTATGTGTTTGAGCCGATAGGGGGCTATCGGGCTATGAAGTGAGCCGAAACAGTCAGGCATAGGGGGCTATCGGGCTATGACGCATCGCCGTTCTTTCCACAAAGCGCCCTATGACCATGAACCGCCGTCGGGCATAGGGGGCTATCGAACTATCGGCATAGTGGACCCTTGACGCGCGGCAGGGACGAGCTATTAGAGGTGGGCAAGCAAGGAGCACCCGATGCCGACCCCCCTCGACCCGACCCCCCCGACCTCCAACGGAGCCCCCATGACCCCCCCGAGTCACCTCGTCTACATCCCCCTCGACGGCAAGGCCGTCATCCTCCCGTTCCACGATGCCATGCTCGCCTATGCGGAGGCCGGCTTCACGGGTCGGATCGTCAAGCCCGACGCCCCGCCCGTCGCCCCCGTTGTCCAGACCGATGCCGGGGCCGTCGCCGCTCAGACCCGCAACGTCCGGCACATCGCCGCGCTCGATTCGCTCGGCTTCGCGTTCCCTGAGCCCTTCTTCGCCGTCGGCACCCCGCTGGTCGCGAGCGGGAAGAGCAAGTTCCGCGCGCTCGCGACCGACCACGCGAGCAAGCCGCCCATCGAAGAGGCGGCGCGCGAGGCTGCGGCGGTCATCGCCGCCGAAAAGCGGGCCAACTTCACCGTCGCGCTCCGCGATCTGCGGATCACCCCCGAGGGTCAGATCACGCGCGGCAAGGGCGCGATCCCGCTGGAGCCGCTGGCCTGGGAAGCGTTGGTCGGCATGGCGGCGCCCGTGCTTCCGTCGGCGAAGGCGCTCCTCCGCGTCCTCGATCCCGACCTCCGCGCCGACCTCTGGAACCGGCAGGCGGCGAAGCTGCCCGACACCGTCCGCACCCAGGTCGGCGTCCGGAGCGTCGGCGGATCGTGGCAGGCGTTCCGCGCCGTGTCCGGCACCTACCCGACGACGGCACAGGCGGATCGTGTCCTGCTGGGAGTCGCCGAAGCCCTCGCCGGGGAGGGGATGCGCGGGTCCGTCGTCTACGACCCCGCCAGCACCCGCGTCCGCTGGGAAGCGGCGTGGATGGCGCCCCAGGAGATCGACCCCCGCGTCGGTGACATCCTCCGCGTCGGCGTCGCCGGCTCGACGGCCGATGCCGCCAACGGCGGGTTCCGGGTGAGCATGGCCGCGACGCGCATCCTCTGCGTCAATCTCACCATCGCGGACGCCTACCTCGCGGCCTACCGTCGCGCCCACCGTGGCAACCTCGACGGCGTTGTCGGGGAGATCGCCGCGACGATCAAGGCGGTGCCCGAAGCGTTCGCGGCGTTCGCCGCCGATTGGAAGATCACCCGCGCGACGGCCGTGTCGAAGGTCGCCCTGTTCGGCACGACCTACAAGGACGTCCCCTCCGCGCTCGCCGCCTTGGTCGAGAAGGGCGAGATCGACGCGGGTGTCGGCCGCGACGCGACCGTCGAAGCCCTGCTGAACGCCTACAAGGCCGAAGAGGGCGACACGCTGGCCGACCTCCTGAACGCCGTCACCCGCGCCGCGCACGAAGCCGAGTGGTCCGAGTTTAGCCGCGCCGCACTGGAGCACCGGGCCGGCGAGTTGATGCCGGTGTTCGCCCGCGCCGCCGCGTAGGTTAGGCGGGTCGGGACAGGCTGGCCGTCAGAGGGCCACCGGGGCATCGTCCCCGGTGGCCTTCGCTCTTTTTCCCGTTAGGGTTCCGGGGACTGGAGCCCTCATGCCCACCGCTCGCCGCCGCAACCCCGCAAAGCGCCTCACCCCCGCCGGTTTCCGGACCTACTTCGCCTACGACCCCGAAGAAGGCCCGAAAAGCGCAGCGCGTACTGCGGCTGAGCGCGCCGTGAGTCACTGGTGGGCTGCGCGGGATGCCTCGGCCCTCGGGCGAGGAGAATACCTGTTTCGGGGCATCGACGCCGAGAACGCCATCCTGGCCGGCGGGTCGGCGCCGTGGGTCAAGCAGATGGGGAATATCCTGAGCGACATTCGCGAGGCCCGAAAGGGCGTTGTCCGCGAGGCTCACGATGAACTTTCGTGGACCGTGGGGAAGGTAGAAAAGCTGTTCGCGCAGCCGAAGCAGGTGTTTGAGTCCGCGAAGAGCGAGATTGGGAGCGTCTTGGACAACTACCTTGCGTTGGCTCCGTTCGGGGCCAAGGAGAGCGATCCGACCGTGGCGCGCTCCGCGCAGCTACTCACGATGCTTGAAGCCGCCCTCGCTTCGGCTGCGAAGTCGAACCCCCGTCGCCGTCGCGCCCTCGCTCGCCGTCGTCGCTAACCGCTCACCCATCGGAGCCCTCATGCCCCCGAAGAAGTTTTGGTACGTCGGCGCGATGCCCGCCGCGAACGGTCGCGTCCACCCCGACGTCTTTCAGTCGGTCCAGCACCTCGCCGAAGGGAAGCCCTACGGGGGCTACGTCGCGGTCTTCGGGCCGTACTCCTCCAAGGCCGAAGCCAACGTCGCCGCCGCCGCTTCGGCCGCGAAGTCGAACCCCCGCCGCCGCCGCAACCCCATTGATCTGGGCGGGATCAACTTGGATAGCGATACCTACGTTGACGACTTCTCGGGAGAGGAAGTCGAGACGGTGGACGCGCTTTTTGACCGCATTCAGGACGCCCTCCGGGCTGTTCGCGGCTTGAAGATCGTTTCGGGCAGCGGCTCCCTCTCCGACGCATACAATGAGGTGGATGTCACTTTCGAGGTACGCTATTCGGGTGCGCTTGCCTTCGACGCTCTGGAAGCCGCCATCGTTGCCGCGTTGGCCTTGCCGAAGGGGGACACGGTTGCTGTCGAGGAAGATCCGCTGGGCGACGGGTTCGTAGTCACTCTCCGTCTGAGCAAGCGCACCTACCGCTAACGGCGGCGACGGCGTCGAGGGTTCGCCTTCGGCGTGACGACGGCCAGCGTCCTCTTCCCGCCGCCGAGCGCGAACAGGAGGACGGCGCCGACGCCCACCGTGGCGAGGGCGGCGATCCACCAGTTCCGCCGGAGCGTCGCAGCCCCGCGCTTCGCCGCTCGCTTGCCCGCCGACACGGCGCGACCTCCGACGGCGACGACTTCGCCCGCCGCCGCGCGAGCGATGTCGGCGAGTTCGACGGTGAGCAACGGTTCGGGGTCAACGGGCGACGACCCCTTCGCGTAGGGCTTCCCTTTCCAGATTTCAAGGTGAAGGTGCGGTCCCGTCGTGCGACCAGCGCCGGGGATGCCGACGCCGCCACCCGAAACGCCGACCTTCCCGCCGACGGGGAGCACCGTGCCGGGGGTCACGTCGATCCGCGAGAGGTGCAGGTAGCGCGACCAGTAGCCGGTGCCGTGATCGACCTCGACGTAGTGCCCGGCGACCGGATGGTCGCGGACGACGGTGCCTACCTGCCCGGCGGCGATGAGCGTGACCGGCGTACCCACTTCCGTCGGCATGTCGAGGCCGCCGTGGTTCTGCGCCTTGCCGGTCACGGGGTTCGTTCTCGGCCCGAACCGCGACGAGAGGTAGCGGGCGCGGAGCGCGCCGTGGATCATCGTCATCGGGGGCAGGGGCCAAGCGAACATTAGCGACTCCGTCGGGGATTCGACTTCGGGGGAGAGTAGACGACGAACCCTGCCGAGGGGAAGGTCTGCGCGAGGCGTGCCCACACGGCGAGCGCGTCGTTGCTGGTGATCGGGGTGCCGGTGCCGTAGAACTCCGGGGCCAGCGCAAACCCATCCTTCGCGATCCGGTCAATCATGGCGTAGTAGAGGGCCGATCCCAGCCCCTTGCCCTTCATCTTCGGAAGGACGGCGGCGTTGCCGATGACCATCGCCCCCTTCAACGAAGGGTAGTACGCCATCATCGCCTCTAAGTTGGCCGCGCCCGTAGCATCGCGCATCCGGTAGCCCCCGTCTACCCAGCCCCCCGCGCCGACGCGACCGAGCAGCGCGGACTTCTCCCCAACGTGCCCCGGCTTGTAGGCTGCGGCATCGTAGGAGACAAAGTAGCGAGGCACGACTGCGGTTTTGCTTCCGGGGACGGGCTCCCACATCCGCGACTGATTCCGATTGACGACAATCTCCGTGTCCACCTTCGGGGTGACGCGCAAAAGCGTCGGGTGAGGGTGGACCTTCGGCCCCACGTCAAGGTCGTCCAGTTCGTCCACGATGGCCGTAGCGATAGCCTGTGCGACGGGGCCAAAGCCCTCCCTTTTCGACCCCTGCAACGCCGCGTTCAGCGTCAGGACGCTGGACTGCGAACCCTTCGCGCGCACGACGGCACGCGCGGCCTGCGTGACGGCCGAGATCACTTCGTTGCGGGTCATGGTGGCCATCAGCGACTCCGACGAGAGCGACGGTAGCGGGGATTCGACTTCGGGGGAGCGGGGAGCGTCGGGACGCGCTTCGTCGCGAGCAACGGAAGCAGGACGACGCCGAGGGCGACGGCGACGACGCCGCCGACGATCAGCCACCAGTTCTTCGACTTCTGCTTCACGACGGGGCGCTTCGTCTTCGGCGCTTCCGGCGGCGCCGGGGTCAGAGACGAGATCGACGGGCCGCCGGGGAGGGTAGAGATGGGGTTGACGACGACGCGCCCGCGCTCGTACATCGCCAGCACTCGGACGATCAGATCGCCCGTGCCCCACGACGACGCAAGGATCGTAGCCGCGACTTCACGCGGAGGCGTGTCGGCCTGGAGGAGCGCCACGATGGGCGCGTAGCGCGACATCGTCAGCGTTTGCACCGTCGCGTCCACGCCGTCCTGCGGGGTCAGGTAGTTCTGGACCCCAGCGGTGTTCTTCCCGTAAAGGGTACTGCCCGGCTTCTTCCACGTCGTGTTGAACGGGTTGTAGGTCGCCTTCCCGCCCTCCGTCTGCCGCCATGCGTAGATGAGGGCGAGCGTGTTCCCGGTGACGGGCGCCCGAACGCCGCGAAGCACGGCTTCGTAGAACGGGGTGTCGGGCAAGCGGGGCAGTTCCACGGGATCCTCAGAGGGCGAAGTGAACGGGGCGGCGCGAGCGGCGGGTCGTCTGCGGAGAGACAGCGGACGCCTGTGCGAGCGCCGCCACGATGGCGTTCGCGCCGAGGAGGGCAGCGATCAGCGTCGTGCCCGCAAGGGCGATCTTCCAAGCCGGGGGTCGGCTTACGTCGTCGGGTGCGCCGAAGCGCCCGTGCGTCGGCATCGGATAATCGAGGTTGCGCGGCATCGTAGATCCTTAGTAGAGGTCAAGCTGGACGGCGATGTCGGCGGCGCCGGCTGCACTCCGGTCGGCACGAAGCGCGATGTACTCGCCCGCGTTGATTGTCACGGCGGAGGTGAGGTTGATCCCCGTCGTCGCGAGGTCGCTCACGGTGATCGTCATGGGGGTGGCTACGCCCGACCCCCCTAAGCCCGTCGCAGATCGGTAGACTGTGAACACGACGTTGCGCCCAGCGCCGGGAGCCACGCGCATGTTGACCGACATGCCTTGGATCAAAACAATACGGTCAAACCGGAAGAAAACCTCCGTGCTGTCACCCCCTGTCGCCAACACTCCCGGCCACAAGTAGCGAGGGGCTGCTTGCAAGGTCGCGTTGATAGCGTAGGCAAGGATGGCGGGTGTCGTTGTCAAAGCAAACGGGGTGCCCCCCGTCGTCCGGTGAATGAGGTCGGTGCCGGGGCCAATGGAGATACCGTAGGTGTCTCGTGCTACGGGGAGCGTCTGTAGAACGTCGCTGCCCGTGTACCCGCCCGCCGTCGAGGGGCCGCTGATTGAGCAGGAACGGAAGGCCGCCTGTGCCAGATTGTCGTTCGTCTCCGCGCTGACGTAGCTACCCGTGGAGAGCGGGTCGGTCGGGGCCGCGACGTAGAAGTTGGTGTCCCGGAGGCTCAGCGTGTTCGCGCCGTTGACGAGGATCGCCCGTTTGTTTCCGCCCCCGTTGCTGGAGACGTTGACCGTGCAGCCCCGCGTGAAGTTGAGCGCGAAGTCGGTGGGGTTGAGCGCGGACGCGCCGGGGGAGAGGATGCCGTAGACGTTGGTAGTCGAGCCCGTCGCGACGCCCGCGTTGTTGACATTGAGCACCATCGTCCGCAGCTTCGCGGTGTCGCTTGTCGCCACCGGAAGCGTCACGCCGACGAGGTTCGTCGTCGCGTTCGTGCTCGACAACGTGAGCGTGAGGTCTTCCAGCCGCGTGTTGTCGTTCATCGTGAGCAACGTGGCCGTCCCACCGGGGACGCTCGCCGCCCAGGTGATCCGTGTCGTCTGCGTGTTCAGGCCGCGCATCGCGCACGTCGCGGGGATCGTGATCCCGGCGGTCAGGTTGTACGTCCCCGGCAAGATCCAGCACGTCACCCCGCCCGCCGGGAGGACGAGCCCCGCCATGTAGGTCATCGCCGCGTTGACCGTCGCGAACGGCAGACCGTTGACAGCCCCGGTCGAGTCGTTGCCGTTGATCTGATCGACCACGATGGTGTTGCCCATGCGCGGCGAGGCCGCCGTGCCCGGAGGGAGCACACCCGACGTGTCGAAGGAGTAGCCGCTGAACGGGGGCCGGGTGCTCATGGGCTCCTACGCGAAGCGGTGGCGGGGGTTCGACTTCGCGGCATGTTTCAGCTTCAGCCAGAGCCCATAGCCGGCGTCGAGGACGGCAAGGTCACGCTCGCGGCCTCGCTTGTTCGTGCTCAGGCTCAGCAGTTCCTTCGCCTCGTCGTAGGTGACGAAGGCGATCTGCGCCGTCTCGTTGTCGAGTACGCCCGTGTTCTCGATGACGCGCATGAGGAAGTAGCGGTTGAGCGCCGACGTAGACTTCCACTCGCCGGGGATGCGCTCTACGATCTCCGCGCGAACGCCCGTCTCCTCTTCGACTTCGCGCAGCGCGCCTTGCTCCAACGTCTCGCCTTTGTCCACGCCGCCCTTCGGGAGCGACCAGACGTAGCCGTCGAAGTGGTTGAGGGGTTCGCGGACAAGGATCAACCCGTCGTCGTTGATGACGACGCCGCCAGCGGCGATGCGCGGCGGCGGGGCGACGTAGGGCAGCTTTCCGGGGGGCGGGCTGAACGAGGACGCCGAGGGCTTCGCCCCTTCGGGGCGATAGCGCACGCCGCCGATCTCGACGCGCTGAACGACGACGTCGGCGTCTTCGCTCAGACGGATCTTGATCGTGCGGGCGTCGGACTGCGCCGCCTGCTGCGACGAGTACGGCCCCATCTCGCCGTGAGACTTCCCGTTCTTCCGGATGACGATCTTGTAGGCCACGCCGTCTCCTACTTGTCGAAGTTCTTGATGAACCACGGCACGAAGACGCCGGGAGGCACGGTGCGGATGTCGAGGCTGTAGGACACCGTGTGCCCGTCGCCCGCATCGTGACGCTGGCCCTTGCCGACGGTCGTGTAGTAGACGGCCTGGGGCTTGAACCACGCGCGAGTCCGACCGTCGGGCGAGGTCGCGTGAAGTACGAGCAACGTGGGGCTGCTCAGCTTCCAGCCGGCGGCGCCGAACTCATTGAAGATCCGCTTCCGCGCCACGGCGAACGTCTCGGTCTTCGCCGCGCCGTTGCGGCGGTTGCGCGTGAACGAGCGCCCATAGAGCCGCTTCACGTCGTCTTCGTACTGCATCACGTCCTTCGCCGGGGTCGTGGCAATCGCACGGCCGCCTTCGGTTTCGCGGAGGCCGTCCACCACGGCCTGCGCGCCTTTGAGCGTCGGGGCGTTGAAGGCAACGGAGAGGCCCGATTCGTGGAGCACCGTCCACCGCCCCCCTGCCTTCGGGACGAGCGGGCCGCCCTCATCGAAGGACTTGAACGTGTATTCTTGGACGAGGTAGTAGCCTCGGTAGGCGTACCCTGGCTGCTCGCGAAACCCGTCGTGCATCTTTCGCTTGACGATGACGCGCTTCGGGGTCGTGGAGTAGAAGGCGATCTGGCCGAACTGCACGGTGTCGTCCATGCCGACGAGCTTGGCCTTGCCGTTGCGCCGGGGGTTCGCCTTCGCGAGAATGTCAGCGAGGGCGCCGTGACGAGGGCCGCGTCCCTTCCCGTGGCGAATGTTCGCCGATTGGAAAATCATCCCGCGAGTCACCGGGGACGGCAGACCGGGGGCAGCGCGAATGACGAGCGCACGGCGGCGCACGCCGTTGTCGCTCATCGTCACTACCGTCCCTTCCGCAAGGCCCGAAGTGGAGAGAAGCCACGTCGAGTGCGTCGCACGCTCCTCAAGGTAGGGCTTCCACGCATGGGCCGCCGTCATGCTGCCGGCGTTGCGCCGGGGGTTCGCCTTCGCCTTCGTGAGCACGCCTTCGGAGTCGGCGGTCCAGCCGTAGCCGCCCTCTTCCTCCGACCATCCGGGGAGGTAGTAGTCCCAGCCATTCTGACCGTACTTCCGCTTGCGGCTGAACGCCGTGCCCTTGGGGAAACGCTGCCCCTCGATGGTGATGTCGTGCGTAGCGACGATCTGCTTCGACCCGTTCCGCACGAGGCCGGAGCGGTGGACGAGCGAGCGGGACGCCGCGATGTTCGCCGCCGTCGTGCCGTTGCGGCGGGGGTTGCGCTGGCTATGCCCCTCGCGCTCCCAGACCGGCGGTTCCTTGGGCTTGCTCTTCGGGTTCGCCTTCACGCCGTCGCAGCCGCAGCCGGTGCCGTTGCACCGGGCCACCGACACGTCGGCCCCGGCGTCCCGCATCTTCGCGACCATGCCGGCAGCGACGGCTTCCGACGTGTAGTGCGACTCGCCGTGCGTTGCGCCGTTCTTGCGTACTGTGACCTTGAAGCCCATGACGTGCCCTCGCGCGGGAGAGCGTAGCGGGCCGGAGGGCCATCGGGGAGAGAGGGGACATTGCGCGAAGGCCATCGAATCCCTTGACGGCTGGCAATAGGGGGCTATGATGTAGGGGCACCAAGGAGATCCGATGCTGACCGACGCAATCCGCCCCCTGACCCCCGCCAACTACAACGTCGTCACCGCCGCCCGCGTGACCCTGCTGATCAACGGCGTCCTTCTGCGCCCCACCGCCGAGCACCGGGGACATCCGGCGTGGCGCGACTCCTCCGACGGGCGCATCCTCACGACCAGCGCGCTGGACGAGCTTATGGACGGCGAGGTTCAGGTGTCCTACCTCGCGCCCCTGACGGGCGATCTCTTCGACGTCGCGACCGATGCGTGGATCCGCCCGGCGACGGTGGAAGAGCTGGCTGAATCCCTGGAGGCCAGCGCCTTCGACGGCGGCGTCGGGGTGATCTCCGTCGATGGGGTGGACTGCTACGCGATGTGACGCGCCCGGCGCGAACAACGGCGGGGGCTGGCGCGAGCCGGCCCCCGTTTTTGCGTGGAGAGCCCCCGTGGCGCAGACTTGACGGCTGGCAAACAGGGTACTATGCTAACGCCGCACTCGGAGCCGGAATGACCCCCGAAGAACTGGCCGCCGCGATCACGTCGAACCTGCGAGCCGACCTTCACCTCGCGACGCTGGAAGACGCGGACGCCGTCGAAGTCGTTCTGTCTTACGACGGCGTCGTGTTCTGCCGCGCCAAGGCGTCGCTCCCCGAGCCCGTCGCCGCCGTGCCCCCGGCATCGTGCCCGCACCCGCATTCCACCGTGGACGCCGTCCGCATGGCCCTGCTGAGCGTCGTCGCCGAGTTCCGTCGCGCGGCGAAGGCGGCCGACGCACGGGGCTATGCCCGCCGAGCCGACGCCTTCTACGACGCCGCCGCCTACATCGAGGACGGCAAGTGGCCGATCTCACGCAACGCTAAGGAAACACTATGACCTCCGACACTGACGATCTCACGCCCGCCGAACGCCTGCGCGGCGTCGCCGCCCTCGTTCGCGATCAACTGACGAACCTCCAGGCTCAGAGCGGGCTGATCGGGGCGGAAGCCCCTCCGTTCCAGTTCCTCATCGCCGTGCAGACGGACCAAGGGATGGGCGTACTGCTCGCGCTTCCCGGTGCCGACTTCCTCGCGGACATCGAAGCCGTCTCGGCCCTCACGGTGCCGGTGGTGAGCGGGATCAACGCGGCGTTGCTGGACGGCTGGGGCTGGGAGCCCGCCGTGAGTGTGGAGCGGGGGGCGTGGCCCGCGCTCGCCGAGCATGAAACTGAAGCCGGCGGCGACGAGTGATGTCGCGGAAGAGCAAGGGCGGGAAACAGGTGCGCGCGGTCGCCGCCGCGCTCACCACGATCATCCGGGGCCTGCACGACGACATGGAAGTGCTCGCCGCCGACAACGCGCGGCTCCGCTGCCGCGTGTCCGCTCGCGCGGAGGCGCTGGCGCGGATCGAGGACGCCGCCCGGCGAGCCGGTTGGGCGGGGGAGAGCGACGACGATCTGCCGCGCTTCCTGGCCGTCCTGGGCGCGGAGCGTCAGACCTACGCCGACGTGCGCGCCCTGTGCGCGGCTCAGGCAGCGGAGCTGGTAGCCATCGACGCGGAGCTGCACCTCTCCGGCGCGGGATGCACGCGCTTTGAGGGGGACCGCGTCGTGGGGATCCGCGTCGCCGCCGTGAAGGCAGCGACCCCGCGAATCAACTCCGATAGGGGCTGAAGGTCGCGCCGTCGCGGGTGACGAGCGCCTGCTGGCACGACGCCGCCGCCCGATAGGGGGCGCCGAGGCTCAGGTGGATCCACGTCGGGGGGCCGTTGCGCCCCTCCAAGATGATCTGCCCGTACTTCAGGCCGCTCTCCTTCACGACCCACGCCATCACGTCTTCCAGCGTCGCGCCGGGGACGTGGAAGTCGGCGGCTTCCCCGCGTAGGTGCTGGCTCGTCTTGCTCGCGCCGAACGTCGCGGCGTTCAGGCTGGGGCCACGGAACCCGGAGTGGACGAACACGGGGCCGAACTTCATGCGGATCGGCTCCAACAGCGTGGCGCACAACGCCGTCAAGGCTCCCAGGTACGGCTTCACCTCCTCTCGGTTCTGCGCGAGGAGGGAGGTGCGGTTCGTGGTGGTCAGTTCGGCGAGGGTGAAGTGGGGGGACAAGGTCACGGTGCTCCGGGGGAAGCCGCACCGATAGCGCAAGGCCCGCGCGCTGCCCACCGCCGAGGGCCACGCGCGTCGGCTCCGAGGCTCCCGCGACGATAGAGCCCCAAGGAACGAGGTCAGTATGCCAACAGCCCGCACGTTCCCGCCGAGCGACGATCCCCGCGAAGACCAGATCAAGACGAAGGCGGGCTATGTTGAGTACGACATCTTCGCCGGCCAGCACGGCGGCTACTTCTGCGGCACTTGCGCGGCGTTTCAGGACTGCGGCGGGCAGGACGGCTTCTGCCGAGGGCTGAAGGTGCCCGTCGTGAGCTTCGGATGTTGCAACAACTGGAGGATCGCGCCTCGCGCCCGGTGGATCGGCGCCAACGGCGGGCGGCTCTGATGCCCTACGGCTACCCCGGCGTCGTCGGCCAGCGGCTTCCGAGCGTCGGAGCCGTGTCGAAGACGCGCGTGAACGGGGAGCCCTACCTGTGCGTGAGCTACGCCGTCGAGCGGACGCAGGTCCAACCCCTGCGCCTCGCCGCCGTGCTCGTCGCCGCCCCCGTCGTCTTCTACGCCGGGCATCGGCTCCGAAAGAAGAACGACAAGGTGCTGGGGTATGCCACGCAAGCGGCGGCGCTCGCCATCGCGGCCTGGAGCGGCTGGGTGTGGAGCAAGGCCGCGTGGGAGATGAGGGAGGAGCCATGAGCAGGTTGAACCTCTGGGACTTTGACGACACCCTTGCGGCGTCGGACGAGGTGATCGAACGCTTGTCGAAGGCGCATCCGGAGATTGCGTACCGCGATTGGTGGCAGGATCCGAAGCTCTCCACCGTGGCGATCTTGGAGACGAAGCCCTTCCTTTCCATGTGGCGCACCCTCGCGAAGACCCCTGGGAAGCACGTCCTCTTTAGTGGACGTGTGCCCGACGCCGTCGAGGCGTGGGTCGAAGCCTACCGGGACGATCCCGACATCGGGGACGCCGTGGCGCGGCTGGAAGGGGCGATCCCGGTGCCCCGGTTCCGGCGGCCGGGGGAGCGCATCCCCGACGTCAAGCTGCGGCTGATCCGCGATCTGGCCCGCGACGGCGAGACAGACATCCACCTCTACGACGATCACGCCGATCTGCCGGCGATGGTCGCGGAAGCACGGATTCCGGGCCTCACGATGCACCGCGCAGCGCACGGCTACCTGCTGAACGGGCGCCGTACCTGTAGCTGCGGGGACCACGGAGCCGACACCTGACGGCATAGCCGCCCGGTTGCCAGCCGGCAACGGTGGGGATAAGCTGCACGGGCCACAGGAGGCACCGATGGCAGCGGCTCTACAGATCCCCCTTCTCCCTGACTTTCCCGACGTCCCCGACGTCCCCGACCTTGTCCCCGGCACCCTGAAGGCGTGGCGAACGAAGGCGGGGGTGCCCATCGGGGTCACGGGTCGGCTCTCGTCGGGCGAGTGGGCGGCGATGACCCCCGACGACGACATCACGATCCATGAGTCGGCCGACGATGCGAGCCTGCACTTGACGCTGGCCTACATGCGAGGGCCGCGCTAACCTCTTCGGGTCGGGTTGGGCCGACGGGTCACGGGTCACGGGAAGGGGGAAGGGGAGGGGCGCAAGCCCCTCCCTTTCTGACTTTTGGAGTAGATCGAAGCGCGCCCCTTGACGTGTGGCAATAAGCGGCTATGATGAACGGGACCAAAGGAGGTCACCGTGTTTCAGCCCCGCTTCACCCGGCTGTCCCAAGCCCAGATCACCCTCTGCTACGTTGAACAAGGCGTGTCCTTGTCGGCGATCATCCCCGGCTATGCCGGCTACGTCATTGTCAGGGCCACCGTAGCCGAGGCTTTCAGGGCGTTGGCCGATGCCTTTGACGAAGCCGACGCGCGCCGCGCGCCGCCCGTGGGCGTCGCATGAAGCGCGCCCTTCTCGTCGGGTCGAACGCCGCGTGGCGCGACCAGATCGACGCCATCCTCTACGCGCACGGCATCGACGTCGAGTGGTGGTGGCCGACGAACGCGAAGCTGGGGGCCATTCCCAGCGCGTGCGAGGTCGTGATCGTCACGACGGACAACTGCTCGCACAAACTGAGCAAGCCCGCAATGGAACGCGCCCGCAAAGCGGGCGTGCCGCTGGTGTGCGGGTCGCACCGTCGCGCCACGATGAGCCTGCTGCTCGCGAGGAGCGGGTTCCCGCTGGTCGCGGCCCCGCCGCTCTGGTGCGAGCCCACGCTGGGCACCGTCGCCGCCCTCTCGACCCTCACCGCCCCTGAGTTGACGGCGCTTCACGCTGCCGCCGTCGCGCCCCTTCGTCCCCCACCCCCCGAGTTTATCGAGGCTTTCGCCATGTCTTTCCCCGCCTTCGCCCCCGCTGTCGCCCCCGCTTCGCTCGTTCCCGCCGCATCGGCGGAACTGCTCCCGTCGCCCACCGTCTACGACCGGGCGTTGCCGCTCGTCGCCGCGAACCCGTGGATCACGAGCGGGGAAGCGGCGGCGCTGCTCAACATCCCCGTCAGTAGCCTGTTCGGGCCGCTGAAAGCGGCGCGCGACACCCTGGGGGTCAGGGCTCGGCAGGGGGCGGGGGCGGCGCGGATCGAGCACCGGGACCGCTACGAGGAAGGATGCCGGGCGCTGGGCATCGCGCCCATCGCCGAGGACAAGAGCGAGACGCGCCCGCCGGGGTCGGTGAACGCCCGGTGCGTGACGACGGCGCCCGAAGCCCCGGCTCCGATGCCGATGCCGGCTCCGATGCCGATGCCGATGCCGGCCCCGATGCCCGCGCCCGCGCCCGCCGACACGAAGGAGGCGCTGCTGCTCCTGCTGGAGGCCATGCGCGCCGAGGGCGTGGAGCACGTTGCCATCGGCGACGACGGCGTCGTGTCCATGCGGCGTCGCGTCGTAGTCACGTCGGCCTTCACGCTCTGACGGCGCGGCGCTAACGCTCTCCAGGCTCGTTGTCGCGGTCATATTCTGACCGGGACAACGGGCCTGTTTCGGTGGCGGCGCCCCGTGTCGGCGCATAGGTGCTCTCTCCGCGAGGCAACGCGCATGACTCCTCCTCTCCTGCTCGACACGGGGCCGTCCCCTTTCGGCTGGCACCGCTACGAGACGTTTCTTCGGTGTCCCCAGCTCTATGCGTACTCCCACAAGGGGCCGCCGCAGAACGACGCGGAGAGTGGGCGTGCGCTCGCTCTCGGCAGCATGATCCACGTCGGGCTGGCGCACTACTACGCGCGGATGCGCGAGGACCAGCACGGCCGCGACGTGGGCGTGCTCTACGAGCCCATCGAAGCGATCCGGGCCTTGGCGGCTAAGAAGGACGGGCCGGCGTGGCATGAGTTCGCCGGGCTCGCGGTGGACATCGTGCGGGGCTACACCGCCCGCTACGCCGCCGAGCGTCCGGAGATCCTGCACGTCGAAGAGGTGTTCGCCCTCGACTTCGACGGCGCCCCCCTGACGATGCGCGTCGATCTGGTGTGGCGCGGCAAAGACGGTCGCGTCTACTTCGTGGATCACAAGTCCACGGGGCGCATCACCACGTCGCATCCGCGTTGGTACGCAATGAGCGGGCAGTTCCTCGCCTACCGCTGGGCGGGGCGCTTGGCCTTCGGGGAGCAGTTCGGCGGCGTCGTCTGCAATCTGATCCAGACCGACGCGCGGGATCTGGCCTTCGCGCGTCCGCAACTCGCTCCGGTGCCTGGGCAGCTTCGGAAGTTCCCGGCGGCCATCGCCGAGGCGTGGCGCCGCATTCAGGAGATCGAGGCGCGGGGCCTCGCCGTGACCGAGTGGCCGGCGCACCCGTCGGAGCATACCTGCTGGACCCGCTACGGCGCGTGTCCGGCCTATGCCCGCTGCGAGTGGGCGACGCCCCCGGAGCAGGACTGAAGGAAAGATCGCCCGCTTTCGTTGACAAGTGGCAAAGCGGGTACTACATAGAAAGCATCACGGAGGCAACGTGAGCACCCCCACAAAGAACCCCGCCGATCCCGGCGGGCCGGCATTCGTCGTCACTTACGGCCGCTCTGGTGTCGGAAAGACGACCGATCAAGGTTACAGTTTCCCGAACGCGCTCTTCCTCGCCGCCCCCGGCGCGCTGAAGCCGCTTCCCGCACTTTGCGGCTATCAACCCAAGGTTTTCGACTGCAACACCATCGACGGCGCGACCAAGGCCATCGAAGCGGCGGCGAAGGCGAAGACGGTGGACGCCGTCGTGGTGGACGACTTCTCGTTCATGGCCGAACACACGTTCAACCTGCTGGAGAACAAGTTCAGCGGCTACAAGCTCTGGGGCAAGCTCCGGGAGTACGTCATCGACTTCCGGCAAGCGGCCCGCTACGCCGGGATCCACGTCGTGATCAACTGCTGGGAGCAGGTGCCGGTGACGAAGCCGGATGGGACGCGGATTCGCGGCGGGCCGAAGCTCTCCGGTGACCTCCCCGAGCAACTGCCCGCGATGGCCGACCTCGTCCTCCGGGCCATGTTCGACCCCGTGCGGAAGCCGTGGGGCGCGATCTATCGCTGCGACGGCGGGCTCGACTGGACGGGCAAGGATCGCGACGCGGGGACGCCGTCCCCGGCGCCGCTCAACCTCGGTGAGATCCTGCGGGTCAACGGCTACAACATCAGCCGCTTGCCCTCTCTGCCGTGGCAGGAGGAAGTAGTCGAGGGCGTCGCGACGAAGCTGCTGGAGGGGACGCCGGAGCAGGACAGCCCCATTCTGGAGGCGTTCTACGCCGAGCTTGTCGGCAAGGGGATCAACCCTCGGCACGCGCGGTGGACGATCCGCGACGCATGGGACCGGGCCACGTTGCGGCGCGCGAAAGCGACCCGCTGGGCCACGTTCTTCTAATCTCCGAGAGGGCGCGGTTCGCCCTCACGCTTTCCCCCGGTGGGCGTAAGCACCGGGATGTTCATCAATCGCAAGGAGCACAATCGCATGTCTGACTGGAACTTCAACGTGAATCTCGCTGGTGTCGCCCCCGCTGGCGCCGGCCTCCGCAACCTCCCCACCGGGTACTACAAGGGCAAGATCACGGACGCCGACGGCACCGTCGCGTCCACGGGTCGCCCCCAGGTCGCATTCAAGATCGAGATCACCGACCCCGAGTTCGGGGGTATCTCGCGGATGACGTGGCTGGGCATCCCCCAGGCGGCCGACGACAACGTGCGCTATTACTGGCGCGCGGCGTTTGAGTCCGCCGGCTACACCCCGGCGCAGATCGAGGCCGGCGCGATCAACGCTTCGCCGTCCCTGTTCGTGGGCCGCGAGGTCACGATCCACTACACCCAGGGCGACAAGGACGCGGGCACCCGAGACAACCTCCGCTTCCTCTCCCCGGCGGCGTGGGACCAGGGCAAGAAGTCGGAGACGGCGGTCGCGGCCGGCGCCAACGGTTCCGCCCTCGGCGGCACGGGCGCCAAGGTCACCGTCCCGAGCGGCGGCGGCATGGGCGCCCCGGCGGGTGGCGGCCTCGGTGGCATGGGCGGCGGCATGGGCGGCTTCGGCGGCGGCGCGGCGCTCAACGGCGCCGGGGGTGCGAAGCCCGCCGCGACCGACCTGCTGAAGGCGCTGGGCGCGTAGCCCTTCGCCGACGGCGACACGGGGGCGGGTAGTCGTAGACTGCCCGCCCCTTTGTGTATCTTCCCCTTCCTTCCTCTGGATAGCTCATGCGCTCTCGCTCAACCCGGCCCCCTCCCCCTCCTCTCCCTGCCCCGGTGCTCGCCCTGGAAGACCTTCGGGACGCCGTGCGGAACTTCCTCGCCTTCGCAGACCTCCCGCGCCTCTCGCCCGACGTGGCGCGCGACGTCATGTCGCGCTGCAAGGCCGACGTGAACGCTGCGCTGGACATCGCCGATGCCGTGCTGGACAAGGCCGTCGCCGACGCGGAAGCTGCCGCCGACGAAGCCGCAGAAACCAAGGAGTGACCTATGTACCGCGCCGCCTATGAAGCTCACGCCAACATCGTCCGTCGGGCCTTCGTGGTAGCCGCCCGTCGGCTGGACGAGCACCGCGAACCGATCCACCGCGCGCTCATCAGCGCGGTGCGGTACTACTCTCCCGACGCCGCGCACATCACGCTGGTCCTCACGCGGGAAAGCGGGGCCGAAGTCCGCTACGGCATCATGGTCCGCGCGTCGGACCTCGACGCCGTGACCGAAGAGGAGATCACGGACTACGAGGGCTATCTGGCGGCCCGTCGCTACGAGGACGACGTGCGCGCCTACACGCGCATGATCGCGACGGGCGACGACTGCGACTACCTCCGGACGCTCCTTTGACGGAGTCGTTTCGCGGTGCCCGCTGCGACGTGTGCCCGCTGGCGACGTGTCGGCAGGGCGGCCCCGTGCCGCCCGAGGCCAACGAGGGGGCGCGCATTGCCGTCGTCGGGGACAGCCCCGGCGACGTGGAGGTGCGCGAGGGGCGCCCGTTCGTCGGGCCGTCGAACCAAGAGGCGATGCGCGCCCTCTCGGCGCAGGGCGTTCGGCGCGGCGACGTCTACTGGACCACTACGGTGGCGTGCCAGCCGCCGGGCAACGACCTGAAGCGGCTCCTGGCGCAGATCCAAAGCCGCAACTCCGAGAGGCGTCAGGAGAACGCCCGCCGCGCAAAGGACGGCTACCCCGCCCTCCCGCTGGAGCCGTCGCCCATCGACTGCTGCCGCCCCCGGCTGGCTGCGGAGTTGGCGCGCTTCGACCAGATCATCCTCATGGGGAGTACCGCGACGAAGGCGGTGACGGGCGCCGGGGCGTCCATCCTCGACCTCCGGGGCGGCATGATCGAGGGCCGGCTGCACTACGACCCCGCGCCGAACACCCTCCGGGTCGTGGGCTCCGAGGCAAGCGAAGCGAACACGGGGGGTCGCGTCAAGGTAATGCCGACGCTTTCCCCTGGGTTTGTCGTCCACCTTCCGAAGTGGACGGTGCCGTTTCGCTCCGACGTCGGCCGTGCAATGCGCTGGTTTC